AAAGACGTGCATTAGGGGAATTAGACCACCCAGATTCTGGTATTATCAACTTAAAGAATGTTTCACATAACGTAAAAGAAATTCATTGGGAAGGTGATGACCTTTGTGGGACAGTAGAAATTCTACCAACCCCATCAGGTAACATCTTAAAAGAATTATTAAGAGCAGGTATCCTTTTGGGTATTTCCTCTCGTGGTATGGGTTCGGTAGTTAACATTGGCGAAGGTAAAGTAAAAGTGGGTGATGATTTTGAACTGATTGGTTGGGATTTTGTTTCTAACCCATCTACACATGGTGCATTTATGACACCGGTTACGATGAATGAATCAGTAAATAGACAATTAAAAGAACAAGCTATAGTTTGTGGTGAGTATTGTAAGGCACAAGACCTTATGAGAGAAATCATTACTGAATTAGCATAAAGGATACAATATGGCATTTTCAATACAAGATTATCTAAGAGATAACAAAATAGAAATGGGTAGTATTAAGAAAGAAGTTGGTGATACACCTTTTAAGGGTGGTCATAACGATATTCGTAAGACTAACTATGAGGTTAAGATTAAAGCCGATGGTAAGTTAGACCTTTATACACATAAAACTGTATTAACTGAAACTAAAAGGGTAATTAAAGAGGCATCAGAAATTGAATTAAAAGAATTAGATTCTAACAAACAAAAACAAGTACAACAATTCTTAAAATTCTTTAATGGTAAAGTTATTACAATTTGGGATGGTATTCATGGTAATATCGCTGATATTGAAATGGCAGAAAAAAATTGGAGAATGGATGTTAGTGATTTGAAATTATTAATTTCACTAAAAATACGTTGGATAGAATTTGATAATAAAACAGTCTCAATAGGATTTTAAAATATAGGAACATCAACTAATGATTAAATTAAATAATTTACTTAACGAAGAAACGTTTACTGCTACTAATAAGAAGACCGGTAAAACATCGGTGTTCAAATCAAAGGATAGTAGAGATTCTGCAATCAAAGCAGGAACTCACTCAAAAGCAGATAGTAAAGGGGGAGATACTTCTAAAAAGGCATCTACTCCAACCGCAAATATATTTAATACTCCTGCAGCAGAACCTAAAGCGGATACACCAACGTCAGAACCTAAAAAGAAAAGACCAGGTAATCCATCGGTAAATAAAGATGCTAAGAAATTAGCTGAGAAATCAGGAATTACTCCACAAAAGTTGGGTAATGAAAAATATAAAGAAGCAATGTTTCAAGCAGCAGTTTCTGCACTAACTGATTCAAACTTCCATAGTGAGGCAAGAGAATTAGTAGCAGCGATTGAGGGAAAACCTGAATTTGCAAAGAAACCTGAATATCCGTCAATCAAAGACCCTAAGTATAAAGAGAAAATGGCTGATATTCGTAAGAATTCGGCAGATGGTTCGGTTTATATGAACGGAACTGGTGAGATTGATGATTATGGTACGGATGTATCACAAGCATCAGGATGGGATGGAGTCGATGCAGCAGATGGTATAGCATTTACATTAAGGATGAATGGATTTCATAAAGAAGCGGATTTAATTCAATCAGTATTTGATAATAAACCATATATGAAGAATGAAGGTAGACTTTCGTTATCAAAAATGGTAAATGAAGACCTATTAGATATAATTCCATACTTTAAGAAAAAAAGAGAAGCTGCAGCTAAAAAATTAGCTGATATACATTATACTAGAAAAGAGTTAGCATACAACAATGTTAAAGCAGTATATGATACTACTATAAAAGAATTAGATAATCCTAAATATTCACAAGATAAAGATGCTAAAATAAAAGCATGTAATGACTTGATTTGGACAATTGTATCAGGCGCACCTAAAAACGAAAAAATAAATTGGACTAAATTAAAAACATCATTTGATTGGGATGAATTAAATGAATTCAATATGATGGATGAAATTGAAAATACATTTGCAGACGTACTTAAAACAAAAGATACTACAAATGAAGGTAAATTCAAAAAAGATGATTTAGTATATAATACAAGAACAAAGACAGTTGGTATTGTAAGAATGGGTGATGATAAATATGGTGAGGTTAAAACCGATGCAGATGGTAATGTTAATGTTGACGAATTGGAAAAATATAATCCAATAAAGAGCAAACATCAACAAAATGCAAAAGTTGCACCATCTACTGAAAAGGAAGTGAATAGTAGAGGATTATTTAATCCATTTAAATCAGAATCAATAAAATTAGTAAAATTAGTAAAATAGGAGATATTAAATGATACGTTTATCAAAGATAGTTAAAGAGGGTGAAGAACCAAAAAGATTTTCTAACGAAGTAAAAAAACATTTCTTAGAAATCGTTTCTACATACAACAAGTATCAAGAAATGATGGATAGAAAATCAGATATTACTGAGATAGCAGAAACTTTGGGTGGTATTACCGATGCAGCTAGAGAATTGGCGGTAAACGAAGCAGATGATTGGTTTGATGCACATACTGTTAAACGTAATATGAATGAATTAACCAAATTAGGTAAATCATTTGACCAAGTTGCAATAGAAGCAAAGAACTTAGACCAAAGATTACATGGATTATACGAAGATATGGGTCATATCCTATCTCGTTACTATAAAATTGGTGAAATTTCTGAAGAACAAATGAGAGAACGTTTGGGATTGAGAGAAGATGGTAAATTACAAGGTGGGGAGAAAGACCCATGTTGGAAAGGATATGAGATGATAGGAATGAAACCAGGTAAAGGTGGTGCTCAAGTTCCTAATTGTGTTCCAAAGAATGAATCAGTAAACGAAGCGTTAGGTAATGATAAAGCAATGTTGGCATTAGTAGATATGTTATCTAACTCAATGGAACATTACGCTAGTGCAAATGAATTTGTAAATATTACATCTAAAATACCCGGTTTTGCTAATTACAAATCAGAATTAAAAGATGTATTTGCAAAATACTATAAAGTAGATGCAAGACAAAGAAACGATTGGAATACTAAAGAGTGGTTAAAGTGGTTGAAACAATGGCCATTAGAAGAATCTAAAACTAATTGTGTTGATTGTGGTAAAGTAAACGAAGATTACGATGGACCTGCTGTATTAAAAACTGGTGATAAAAACGCACTTAAAGTGGGTGAAAAAATTACTATTAATTCTGGTGGTAAGAAAAAAGAATATAAAGTAGTAAAATCAAATGGTAATGGTGATTTTGTTCTACATTTAGTAGAATCCGTAAACGAAGAAGTTTCTGATAAAAAAGTTGATGCAAAACTCATTGCAAATAAAATGAGAAAAAATCAATCAACTAAGGCTTTCGCAGATAAAGTTGAAAAAATGGGTAAAGTATCCCATAAAGATTTAGAAAAAATGTTACCTGATTACGTTTCAGGTGGAATAATTACAAATCTATTCAAAGAATCTATAAAAGAAGGAAAATTAAATGAAGAAGCAAAACCAATTTTAAAACCAGGAACAAAAGTAAAACTTCGCGGCGGTAAATCTGGTAAAATTGTTCGTTTTGATGGTAAAACACCCGGTTCTCCATTTTATATCGTAGATATTGGTCAATACTATTCAATTGAAGTACCTGCGTATGAATTAGAAACAGAATCAGTAAAAGAAGCAGCACATGGATATAAAGATTCAACTGCATCATACATCGATAAACACAAAGAAGAATTCAAAGCAGCAGAAAAAATGAATAAAGGAAACGAGCAATCGTTCTATGATTCACTTTCTACGTTAGAAGAAAAATTAGGACATCCTAAGTATATGATATTCTTATCAAATGCATTAAGAGGATATAAAGTAGATATGTATAAAGACCCAAAGATTAAAAATCAACAAGAAGCTGAAGAAGCATTGTTCCTTTTAAGCAAATAATCTATAAAAGACATATTTATTACCAAATAAGTTACAAACACAATTTAAATACAATTAATGAGCGGATTATCAAGAGTTACAGTCGAAGTTCGTAATGGAGACATTGCAAAGGCTTTAAAGAAATTCAAAAAAAAGGTTATGGAATCTGGACACCTCTTAGAACTAAGAGAAAGAAAGGAATACGTTAAACCTACTACAAAAAGAAGATTACAAAAACAAAAGGCAATCAGAGAAGAGCAAAAAAGAGTTGCTCTTGGTAAGATTGCTGATGGTGATAAAACGATTAGGTTTTTTACTAAAAAGAAAAAGAAAGTTAGTAAAAAAACACCTCAATCAGATAAAGACACCTCAAGAGATTAAAAATATTTTACATAAATTTTGCGGTTTCGTAAACATTTATATATTTATTTCTATAATAACCTACTTAATGTAGGTTTAATTTTATCCCGTTGGTTAATGAATACCCACCCTTATGTGAGGTCACCGAACAACTAACTTAATCAATTCGATTGAAAATCACTCAATATTTTCAGAAAAAAAAGTAAAGGAAGAAAACAAATGGCAAATTCAAAATTGTTGAAAGATGCAATTGCTGATGCTAAAGCCGTACGTGAAACTGCAATCGCTAATGCTAAAATCGCATTAGAGGAAGCTTTTACTCCACGTTTACAATCTATCTTATCTAAGAAAATCACAGCCGAAATGGAAGGTGAAGAAGATGAGACAGCAGATGTAACTGAAGAGTATGGTGCAGATGACACATCGGATGCAGACAGCACAAAATTTGGCGATGTTGAGAACAAAGACCCACAGGGTATCTCAACTGATGCACACACAGAATTAGGTGATACTGACAAAGAAACAGCAACACCAGGTAAAGAAGACGAAAACAACACAATCGCAGAATCTGATGAAGATGAAAATGGTGATGGTGTTAACGACGACCCAACTGGAGCAATTTCTGAAGAAGAAAAACCTGAACCTATGGATGAAGATGATTTCGATTTAGAAGAAATTATCAGAGAACTAGAACAAGAGTTAGATGGTAAAAACGACCCAATGACAGAAGAAGGTGACGAAAAAGGCGAAGTAAAATTCGAAACTGAAAAACCTGAGTATGTTGAAGAGGAAGAAAAACCAGAAGCTTTTGCAGAAGGTGACGAAAAAGCAGAACCAGTATCCGAAGAAGACGAAGAAATCGACTTAGACGAAATCTTACGTGAAATGGGTTATGGTGATGACGAAAAAATGGAAGGTGAAGAAGAGAAGATGGAAGAAGGTGCTGATGAAGAAAAAGCTGAATTACAAGCTGATTTAGAAGAAGCATACAAAGTTATCAAATCTTTGAAATCTACAATCAACGAAGTAAACTTGTTAAATGCAAAATTATTGTATACTAACAAATTATTCCGTTCTTACGATTTAACTAATGAGCAAAAACATAAAGTTGTTGAAACTTTAGATAGAACTCAAAACGTTAGAGAAGTAAAGTTAGTTTTCTCTACATTAGCTGAATCAATGAAAATTGGTGGAACTGCTAAGAAGGTAAAACAACAAACTAAAATGAATGAATCATTCGCATCGAAAAAAGTTGCTTCAACTGCTCCAAAAACAATTATAGCAGAAAGCAATTCTATGGCAGAACGTTTCAAGAAATTAGCAAATATTAAATAAACAAAAAAAACAACCCCAAAGGAGAAAAAATAAAATGGCAAATTTTAATTTATCTAAACTTATGGAAGGCAAGAACCCACAAGCGGTAATGTTGGCTGAAACACGTCAATTGAAAAGCAAATGGGAAGCAACTGGTCTTTTAGAAGGTTTAAAAGAAAGAGAGCAATCTCAAATCGCAGTTCTATTAGAGAACCAAGCGAAACAATTATTGGATGAAGCTACCGCAACTGGTACTTCAGCAGGTTCTGAAGAATGGTCTGGCGTAGCTTTACCATTAGTAAGAAGAATCTTTGGTGAAATTGCAGCGAAAGAATTCGTTTCAGTTCAACCAATGAACTTACCTTCAGGTCTTATATTCTATCTAGATTTCAAATACGGAACTGAAGTAGCAGGTGCTACTAAATTTAATGGTCAATCATTATTTGGTGGTTCTGGTACTTCTACATTCGATGGTGATTTCGGTAGAACTAAATCAGCTGTAAATGGTCTTTATGGTGAAGGAAGATATTCTTACACAATTAACGACAAATCAATTGATGTAACAGCAGGTAATGCTGTAACTTCATCAGCAACATGGGCAGATGTAAATTATGATTCATCATTATCTGCATCAGTAGCTTATGGTTCTTTGAAAAAAGTAACTATTGCAAAATCAAACATTTCAACTGCAGCAGATTTTGATGCAGTACGTTCATTCCATATCTCATCTTCGGCTATGACAGGTTCAGATACATTCTACCCTGCACATACTGAAGTAGTTGGTTCAAACGTAGTATTCTACGCTAATTTGATGCCAAATGGTGGTACTAATGCAGCAGTAGTTAAATATTCATTAGCTCCAACTTCTATAACTCGTGGTGATTTTGAAGATGGCGTTTCAAACAATGCTATTACTGAACCAGCAACTGATTTAGGTATTCCTGAAGTTGACTTAGAATTACGTTCTGAGGCAATCGTTGCTAAGACTCGTAAGTTGAAAGCAGTGTGGACACCAGAATTGGCACAAGATTTGAATGCATACCATTCAATCGATGCTGAAGCTGAATTAACTTCTATGTTATCTGAATACATCTCTTTAGAGATTGATTTAGAAATCTTAGATATGTTAAAGTCTAACGCGTTGACAACCGAATATTGGTCAGCAACAGTTGGTGAAGAATTAATAAATGGTGTTTGGACTGGTGGTAGCTCATCTTTGGCATACCAAAAAAATACATGGTTCCAAACATTAGGTGTTAAATTGAACAAAGTTTCTAACAAGATTCATCAATTAACTCTTCGTGGTGGTGCTAACTTTATCGTTGCATCTCCAGATGTTTGTACTATCTTAGAATCAATTCCTGGTTTCTCAGTAAACGCGGATAAAGATGCTACATCTTTCGCAGCTGGTGTATCTCAAGTAGGTTCTTTGGCATCTCGTTACACAGTTTACAAGAACCCTTATATGACTTCTAACGAAATCTTATTAGGATTCAAAGGAAGTAACTTCCTTGAGACTGGTGCGGTTTATGCTCCATATGTACCATTGATTATGACTCCATTAGTGTACGACCCATCTAACTTCACGCCTCGCCGTGGTGTTATGACTCGTTACGCTAAGAAGATGGTGCGTCCAGAATTTTATGGCAAGATTTATGTTAAAGATTTGGCTTCTATCTAATTTAGATAAAGAACAATCGATAACTGAATCAAACTAACGATTCAATAATAAAAAAGGGGAGAAGAAATTCTTCCCTTTTTTTATGCGGTTTACTCACATAGAACTATATTTATAATAAAACACAATTCTATGGATAAAATTTATAAATTAACTGCACCTAATGGAAAAGTTTATATTGGACGTACTTTTGATTTCGATGATAGGATGTATGGCCATTATAGAGCAGCATATCATAAGAAATTAGATTTTCCTTTGTATAAAGCAGTTCGTAAATATGGATGGGATAATTTTCAGAAAGAGATTATATGTGAGGTTGACCCAATTGAATCAGTAAAGGTAGAGGAAGAACTGATAGTTGCCTATAATTCAGTTAAAAAGGGATTAAATGCAATATATAAAGGTGAAGGTGGGGATGTATGGTATGGTAGGAGGGATACTGATGAATATATAGAGTTTATTAGTAAGATGAAAGAACTTACAAAGGGCGATAAGAATGGTATGTTCGGTAAAACCCATTCAGAGGATACTAAATCCAAACAAAAGGAGAAGGCTAAGGGTAGATTCTCCTTAGAATGGTTTATTGAGAGGAACGGACAGGAAGCCGGTCAAAGGATGTATGATGAAAGAAGGGTCTTTTTGAGTAGTAGGAATATGAGGAGGGATGAAAAGGGAAATTTTGTGAAAAAAGAGGATTAATATTTGGAAATACCAAAAAAAGGTTGTATATTAGCTTTATAAAATTTAAACATAAATAAATGAATTTAGAAAAACAATTAAAAGATATTTTTGAAAGTAGAGGTCTTGAAATGAGAGACTATTCTGCTAGAAATATTTTAGAGTATGTAAACCCAAAAAAACCACACGTATCGGCTATGGGTACATCGGGTGGTAAAACATTAATGACAGCAGCTAGATACGAATTGTACTACTCCAATGGTATCTTAACGAGAAATGATATTACATTAATATTGCCTTCTGATAAAACTATATTAAGAGGTAATTTTGTAAAGCAATTTCAATTCTTTTTTAAAGATATCCCCGCATCATTCACTTGGATAGCTGTAAAAAATCGTAAAGAATTACAAGAAGCTGTTAATAACAAAATACAAGTTATTATCGTACTTCCTCAATTACTTAATGATACTAATATTCAGATACTAAAAGGTTGTAAAATTAAATGGATGGTTTTGGATGAAGCGCATAAATGGTACTTTGCAAAAACTATACAGAGAATTATAGATACACTTAAACCAAAATATCAATCATTACTTACCGGTACTCCATTTAAGTTTAATGAAAAGAAAGATAAGTTTATTATTGATTATACATCGGTAAAAGAAATGTATGGTAAAGGATTACTTTCTGATGTAGACCTTCAAGTGTTACACTCATCATTAGAACTCACTAAATTAGATTATAACTCTTTATTAGGTTCATTAAAAGAAGATACTCGTATTGATAGTAAAAAATATAGGAAATTATTTAGAGATGTACTATCTCAATTGATTAAAAAATTAAAACTTCCAAATAAATCAATGAGTACACTTAATAATGTTAGTAAAAATGCAATTAGTGTATTTGGTACTTTAGAAAAAAGTATTATATTTGCTCACGGAATTCCTGAAGCTAAATGTTTAGATAAATATTTTAAAGAATTGGGGGTAGGTGTATTAACCTCACATAGTAAAAATTTGGATGAAATACCAGAAGAAACATTTACTGAATTTGAAAATAATCCTAATATTAAAGTATTAATTGCAGTTAATAGAGGTAAAGAAGGATTTGATTTTCCAGATTTATACAATGTTATTGATATGACTTTTACTCAAAATTTTGAGGTTGTAATGCAAATTGTTGGTAGATTAATGAGAAAATCAAAAAATAATAATAAAAAAGTATTCTACAAAATAGCACCAAAAAATACTGCTGGGTATTTTGTAGATTGGATGGATTGTATGTTTATGTTATTTGATGATTATTGGTATCAAAATTTTAATGGTAAAAACGCATATAATATTAGGATACCAAATGCATTATTGGCTAGGAATAAAAATCTTAATCAGCAATCAACTACATCCAAAACTAAAAAAGGTAATTTTAAACCTAAAAATTTGGAAGAACTATTGCCAAACTCATTATCATTTATGAATAAGAATGCTTGGTTTAAGTTAGATGACCAATTAAGTACTGTAGCTACAACATCATTAAAAGATATTGTTTATAAATTTAATAATATAAATCATTGGACACCTGATAAAATTAGAGAAGAAGCATTAAAATATAACACTAAAGCAGAGTTTATTAGTTCAAATCCATCTGCATATAATGCTGCTCGTAACTTAAATATTTTAGATGAAGTTTGTTCTCATATGGAAGCAAAATTAAAATATTGGACTGAAGAAGAAGTTAGAGAAGAAGCATTAAAATATAATAGTAGGGTTGAATTTAGAAAAAATAGTGTTAATGCATATTCATATGCTAAAAGATTCGGTATTATGAATGAAATTTGTACTCATATGGAACTTAAAAGAAAACCCTATTCAATAAATATAATTAGAGAAGAGGCTTTAAAATATAATAGTAGGGCTCAATTTAGAAAAAATAATGGAAGTGCATATGGACATATTTTACAATTAGGTATTTCTGATGATATTTTTTCTCATATGGATTTACCCAAAAATAAAAAATGGACAATTGATGAACTTAAAGAAGATGCCTTAAAATACAATACAAAGACTGATTTTAGAAAAAATAACGGAGGTGGTTATGTAACTGCACATCGTTTAGGCATCTTAGATGAAATTTGTTCACATATGCAAGTTAAAAGAAGAAAATGGACACCTTCTGAACTTAAAGAAGATGCCCTAAAATATAATACAAGAGCTGAATGGAAACGAAAGGGTGGTGCTGGATTTCAAGCAGCTAAAAGAATGAATATCTTAAATGATATATGTTCTCATATGAGACCCTACAACTATAAAAATTAAAATAAAATAATATGACAGAAGAACAATTTGAAACCTTAATGGATAAATTAAGTGAAATCGGCTATGAAAACAATTTACAAACAACATGGAGTGTTAATGAAATAGAAGATGTATACACACCTATTGGAATCCAACCAGAATACCTTACCGATGGTATTCATAACGATGTAATAATTCAATTACCAAATATACCATTGACTTGGTTAGACCTTTGGAAAGCAGCAGATAAGTTGTATGAAGAAGTCAGTAAATTGGATGATTTTATGATATCACACCGATTTATAGAAAGTTATGAATTAAAGGAAGAAGATGGTAAGCCGTATTTAGAAGTATTTTTCGGTAGTTAATAACGATTCAATAATAGAAAAGGGAAACTTCGGTTTCCCTTTTTTTATGCCCATAACTTATTGATACTCAACCCGTTATAACTCGTTGATAATCAATAAAAAATTTTACAAAAAAAGTGAAAATAAATGGGAAAATGTTTGGAAATATGGTAAATAATGTGTAGTTTAGCTATGTAAGATTAAGAGATAAACAATTAAAATATAAAAGATATGAGCACAATTAAAGAGTATTATGTAGAGAACTTCCCAACCGATGATTTGGGATTAGAATTGAATGAAACCCCCACATTTCCCGGTCTATTAAATAAACTGATTGTTGGTGAGGATGTTTACCGATACATTGGTGTTACCGATAGTGTAATCAGAGAGAGATTGTTTGAGAAACTTGCAGAGACCTTAAATGTGAGTTATGATTATGTTTACAATTTATGGTTAAAATAAAATATAAGATATATGAAAACGCAATTTGAAATTTGGTTAGGAAAGGTTGATGCAGACCGTAAAAAAAGACACGAATCCGGTGATTATTATAGTGATTATACCCCTTTAAAGGTTAAAAAGGGTTCTAAGTTTATGAAAATTATGGATTCAACCCACGTATGGGCGTTCGTTTCAATGTTTGATGGTTACCATATGGGAGTTCCGGTTAAGAAAGGTGATTTAATGAAACCTGCCAGTTGGAGAGCCCCGGCTAAACATAGTAGAGGAAACATATTTGAGGGAACTGCTAAATGGTCACATTATGGCCCAACTTATTTGTAAAATAAGTCCTAAAATATTTGGAAATGTGGAAAAAAAGTTGTAGATTAGCTTTATAAGATTGAGAGATAATAAACTATAAAATATAAAATATAAAATTATGAAACATAGAGCAAAGTATGAAAGGTTGTTAAAAAATTCAAAAGGTGAGTACCGATACCAATTCAATTGGGTAAGTGGTGGGTTCAACGATGTTTGGGCTAAAAACCTTAAAGAGTTCAAATCAGAACTTAAACGCCAGTTCGGTAATTCCAACTTAGATGTGGATTACAATACACTTCACAAAGCAACCGAAAGTGGTGCTAGAAGTTGGGATAAGGCAGGAGATATGTTGTGTTGGTAACCCTTAAAATATAAAATATGAATATTACAAAAATTAGCAGTTTAACCGGTATTGAACACACATTGAATATCAATGTTACTCAAGATGAGTTATTAAGAGTAGAGAATCGTTACAATTCAAAAGAATTGATACAAAACATCGTTCCAAACTTAACAATGGACGAAAGGGAGTTCCTTATGACGGGGATTACCAATGAGGAATGGATTAGAGTATTTGGCGAAATAGATTAATTAAAACTTAAAACATAAAAGACATGAATTATTCAGAATTATCAAAATTATCAGTAGCAGAATTGCGTAATGTTAACCAAATGGTTATTGAACTGATTAAACAAAAACGTACCATAGAATCGTTAGAAAAGAAATTGTCATTGCAAGTAGGTATGACGGTTAAAGTAAATCACCCCAAATTAATGGGTAGAGAGTTAGAGGTCGTTAAAATCAACCGAACTAAAGCTAATTTGAGAGTAAAAGGTGGATTTGCTTCATACAACGTACCGGTCTCAATGATTGAGTATTAAGATATTAGTTTTGTTTGTTTGTTCATTTGTTAAAGGGAGATTTCTCCCTTTTTTTGTATATAATATTTATAATAATGACAAATAATAGATTATTTACATTTGGATGTAGTTACACAAAATATAAATGGCCCACCTGGGCTAACATAATAGCAACAAATTTTGAACAACATTATAATTGTGCACAACAAGGGGCAGGTAATTATTATGCTGCTGAAAAATTATACGAAATGCATTTAAAAGTAAACATAACTAAAAACGACGTGGTGTTAATAATGTTAAGTAGTTTTAATAGATTGGATATATATAACCCAAAGTATAAAGCTTTTATATTAAATGGAAATATTTACAACTCAGAACATATTTTTGGTGAAAAATTTGTAAGAGAGGTGTGGAATGATGAACATTCAATATACAACACTTGGTTTATGGTTAAAACTATGACGACATTATTAGATGGGATTGGATGCAAGTATAAAATACTTCAAGCATTTGATTTATTAGAAACTGATATGGGCACCACACTAAAAACTGATGATAATGTAAATTTACTTATTAGTGATTACAAAAAGAATGTCTACATTAATGAAAGTTTACAATCATATTCTTCAAAAACTAGCCCACAATCATATGGTTTTAAAGATACTCCAATTCCATATGAATTAGATGGTCACCCAACCATAATGTGTCATCACAATTTTGTAAAAGAACATTTATCAGAATATTATGATGATAATATGCTAAGTATAGCAAAAATATGGGAATCCGAATTACCAGATACCAGCGAATTATGTATACGTTATCCGTTTTCAAAACAAAAAATAAATTCAAAAATTATTTAAATTAACCTTTTTATATACTTATTACTATAAAGGAACAAAAGTAAATGGAAAAATTAGCATCAATATTCTTTCATAGTAGAACACAAACCCACATATTCCATTTAGGAGTAACTGGTCCTGGTTCATATTCAATGCATAAGGCGTTAAATAAATACTATGATGGTATACTAGATTTAATGGATGAATTATTAGAAGCTTATCAGGGTAAATACGGAATTATAACATTTAAACCAGTAAACGGACTTGATACTGATGCATCAAAGGAAAACATAATCGCATATTTTGATAAATTAATTAAATTTTTAGAAACCGAAAGACAAACTGAACAATTAAAAGATAGTTGGATTCAAAATGAATTAGATAATATTGCTAAACTGCTATATACTACAAAATATAAATTAGTAAACTTAGGATAATAGATATAAAACATAAGATTTGAAAGGGAGTGGATTTATTCACTCCCTTTTTTGTTATTTTATATTTATATAAGAATAAATGTATTAAGGAGAATAAATATGTCGCAATCAAGAGTATGGACAGGTACGGCAACTTTCGTTACCGGTTCATCTACCCCATTCGGATTATATGATAATGATTCAAACTTTCAATTAGATGCCCCTAAAGTTGCATCGTGGTGTGCACAGAGGTTGGGTTATCCAATTGTAGATGTAGAATTGATATCAAGTAGTTTCTTTGCGGTGTTTGAAGAGGCAGTGAGTGAATATTCTGCACAAGTCAATCAATTTAACATACGAAACAATATGGGTGCCCTTGAAGGTCAACCCACAAGTTCAAATTTCACCAATAAATCAGTATTAGGAAGTGAATTGAACAATGTAATTACTATTGCCGAAGGTTATGGTACTCAAGCAAATGTTGGTGGTAGAATTGATATTAAAAGGGGAAGTATCCTTGCATCGGCGGGTACTCAAAGTTATGATTTACAAGAATTATGGGGTGATGTAAGTGAAAGTGGCGAAAGACTTGATATAACTAAAGTATTTTACGAAGCCACTCCGGCAATATCTCGTTTCTTTGACCCTTATTCAGTTTCTGGACAAGGTACATTGAACTTAATCGATGAATTCGGGTTTGGTTCATTCTCCCCAGCCGCACAATTTATTCTAATGCCAATGTATGAGGATATGTTAAGAATTCAAGCGATTGAATTCAACGACCAATTCCGTAAATCTGCATTTAGTTTTAATATTGTCAATAATAAAATACAAATATTCCCAATACCAACTGCAACTGAAAGATTATGGTTTGAGTATATGGTAAAAAAGGATTTCAGAGAAGGAAATACTATAATAACACCAAATGTTGTAAGTGATTATTCAAATGTTGGATATCAGTTTCAAGATTACTCAAAAATTAATGATGTTGGTAAACAATGGATTAGAAAATACACACTTGCACTTGCTAAAGAATTATTAGGTGCAATTAGAGAAAAATATTCTACTATACCAATTCCTGGTTCGGATGTTTCATTAGATGGTGCAGCACTAAGAGCAGAAGCACAAACTGAAAAGGAATCATTAGTAACTCAATTGAGAGAAAACTTAGAAGAGGTTAGTAAAAAGACCAGAATGGAAAATGAATCCAATATGGTTGAACAACAACAAAAAATAATTAAATCAGTTCCATTAGCAATATACATAGGATAATAATATATGCCAAAGTTTTTTCATAGTAGAGATTTGGAATTCATAAAAACTATCGCTGAAGAAGTGGTAGATTATGTAGTGGAAACGACTATTACTCTATTCAAAATATCAGTTGGTGAATCAAAAACTAATTTATATGGTGAATCATTGGGTAAAATATACCATGCACCTGCTAATTTAATGTGTATTGTTGATAGGGAGAATACTACTTCAAATTATGATGAATTTGGACCGGATACACAACAAAATGTAGAATTCCGTTTTAATAAAGAAAGATTAAGAACACATGAGATACCAAAGGTACGAGATATCAATGGTAACGAAATTCCTGCGGATGCAATACAAAATACACAATACGGATATCCTGAAATCGGAGATATTATTTTATTTGATGAATTTTATTATGAAATAAATAATGTTATGGATACTATGTTAATAGGTGGTTCATCAAAAATATATGACCAAACTACCAACACATTCGCAGATGCAAGTATGCAACTTGTTGCTACTGGTATGATGGTAAAACGTTCGCAAGTACAAATTGAGGAGAGAACATACTAATGGCCGTAGACCCACTAAAAAACCCACTAAATAGAGCAGAACAACTTAAAACTGAACCTAAAAATCAGTTTAAAGGAGTAAAGTTATACGATGTTGATTTGGCAATTGCTGAACATATGGTAGATACTGTTGTTCCTAATTTAGAACTTTTAGGTGAATCGATAAAAGTACCTGTAATATATGGTAATCCAGAAAGATGGAAAGCTATAAGAAGGGATGGCTTTTTAAGAGATAAAAACGGACAAGTTCAAACTCCAATAGTTGTATTTAAACGAAATTCAATTGCTAGAGATGAATCATTGGCTAGTACGATGAATCGTCATGTATCATACCCTACCATATCTATGTATTCTAAAAAACATAAATATGATAAGTTTAGTTTGATGACCGATACTAAAAGACCAGTCGAACAATACAATATAACAATGCCGGATTATGTTAGTGTAACATATGATGTTATTATATGGACAGATTTTACTGAGCATATGAATAAAATCGTTGAAGCATTTCAATATGCAACGGATGAATATTGGGGAGATAAATCTGGGTTTAAATTTCGTACAAAAATAGATTCATTTGAGAATCAACAAGAAGTGGGGGATGGTGCACAAAGAATTGTAAGAACTACATTTACAATGACAGTCAATGCGTACTTATTACCTGAAAAATTTGATAATCAACCAACTACTAAAAAATCATTATCTCCTAAAAAAGTAGTATGGGGAATAGAAACTGATTTATCTGGAGGTAATGTAAATTATACAAAACAACAAATGTATAATGAGTATTCAGACCTAATTGATTTTATTACTATTAGAGGAGCACAAGGTGGGGTATTAGGAAGTTCAGGTTCACCTGTCTTTGTAAACTCATCTACTATTAAGTTAACTAATGTAAAACTACCTATATGCCCGCCAGAATTAAGAAATACTTATGTTGCTGGTGGTGAATGGTTTAAGGTTTATTTAAGTGGAGTATTAATACCATTTATATATTATAGTTATTCATATAATTCAGGAACAAATGAAATAGTATTTTCATTTATTGAACTATGTGAATGGACAAATAATTGTATTGGTATTGAAACTACTGATGAAATAGCAGTAACCGGAAAATTTATTGAATTATGATATATGATTTAAATAAAATATTGAAACAAATTGAAGAACAAAATGAGTATACATTGACCCCAAAGGATATGAATCACCCATTATATTGGATATGGGTTGCAACAAATACTAAACTTAAAGATTTAGAATCATTTCTTAGGCCATTACGTCGCGAACACGCACGTTTTGATATATTTATTAACGGACAATACATATCTGAAAAAGATTATGTAATGGAAGGGTATAATGCAGATATTTTAGTTAAATTTAAAAAAGCTAATTTTGTAAACGCATATGATATTACTACAAACGATAATATTGTAATGAAGGGAGATTTTGAAATACTATGAAAGTAGCACCAAAAATAAAAAAAGTTCCCTTCAATGATAGAAGTCGTATAAAGGAATTAATATATGAGGTATTTGATGATACATTTAGACGTTCATACCAATTAATAGGTGGTACTGATGATATGGAGTTAGATGAACTTACTGATACACTATTTACATTAACTTTAACTAATAAAAAATTTGAATTTGAAGAATTAAAATTTAATAATACCAAAGATTATGTAGATGTATATCTACAAGGTATATTACAAGAACCAACTTCATATGATGTTACAACCAGTGGTAATAATATAATAATAACATTTAATCAAGCAATAGCTTATACTCCAAGTGAGATTCTTATAAGTGAATTTATGGTTAAAGGAAAACTAGTGAATATTTAAGAATTATGGCTACACTTATTAAAAGTAAACAAATACAGGGGGTTGTAACCGCTTCAGTAGTTGAAGGAATATTCACAGTAAGTGGGTCTTTAGTTGCTACGGATATAACCGCATCTGGTAATATAAGGGCCAATACCTTTACGGGTAATGGTGCAGGATTAACTAATATCAATTTTGGTAGTATTGTTAACGCACCAACATTAGTTAGTGGGTCATCTCAAATAATTGGCATCTTAACGGATTTAAATACTTTTAGTGGTTCACAAAATACTAAGGATTTAACTCTTGCTACTTATACTGCATCGGTTACTTCACAACTTTCAAACTTAACCCAAGCAACTTCATCTTACGAAACAAAGGGTAGAGGAATTATTAGTTCATCTGCACAAATCAGTGCGTTAGGATATGTAGTAGGGGGTGGAGGAGGTGGTACGGATGATTATACTCAACTTATAAACGTACCGAATGGTATTATAAGTGGTAGTTCACAAATTACCGCATTAGGATTTGTTAGTTCATCTGCTTCAGTACCTACCGGAACTATTAGTGGTTCTGCACAAATAACTTCATTGGGATTTGTCAGTTCTTCAACTGATATATCTGCATTAAATGCGTTTACTTCATCAATAAATCAAAAATTTGATACTCTTGCTACTCAATCAGGTAGTTTTGGAGGCGGAACAACCATACCGGCTGGAACAATCAGTTCTTCTGCACAAATTACAGCGTTAGGATTTGTTAGTTCATCGGATTCAGTACCTACCGGAACAATTAGTGGGTCATCTCAATTAACAGGTTCATTTGATACACGATATACTCTAAGCGGTAGTGTTCAAAACATAATACTACCATCAGATTTAATAAGTTCATCAGCACAAATAACTGCATTAGGATTTGTAAGTGGAAGTTACGCTACAAGTCAATCAGTAGCTGAATTAACGATATCATCATCTTTAATGACTGCATCAATTGTAGGACTTAGAGCAGATGTAGATTCATTAGCATCCGCGGGTGTTCCTGCTGGTACAATAAGTGGGTCTACCCAAATTCAAAGAGCAGGATTCCTTTTATCAAGTTCATTTAATTCATTTACACAATCACTTGCTACAGCAATTACTGCAAGTGGTACGAATGTAACAATTAATGGTAATTTAACAGTTAAAGGAACAACCACCACAATTAACTCAACAACAATTCAGTTAGGTGATAATATTATCGAACTAAATGGTAGGGGTTTACAACATGGTGGTTTATTAGTTAAAGATGCAGATAGTCCAAATGAAATATCTGGTTCTTTACTTTGGGATTCCATTAATGATAGATGGATTGCCGGCCCTAAAGATAGTGAACAAAATATATTATTGGCTGGAAGTGATGGAATAGTATCTGGTTCATCTCAAATTTCATTTACTGATTTAAGTAATCTTCCAAATGGTATTGTAAGTAGTTCTGACCAAATAACATCATCATTAGATGGCGTATTTGCAACTGATGCTGATTTAACCACATTTAGTTCATCAATAGCAACTACATTAGAATCATTATCTCAAAGTAGTGGTTACATTAACTATGTAACTAATAGTGTTGAGCAATTGACAGGAATAGAAGTTGCAGATTTTGATAATAATACTGCGGTAACATTTACAAACGGAGTTCTTAAATTTATTTTTGGAACACCAACCGCACCAACATCAGTAGCTGCATCTTTAAGTGGATTCGAAAGTGATAGGTTCAATAGAGTAACTGATGCGTATTCAGTTAATGGGGCTTGGAATAATCAAGGATATACAATAGTAAGTGCCTCTTTATTTGAAGGGGCAACTCTATTAACACAAGTTGGTAGTGGAACATCATTAACATATAGTACAACAACATCAGGTTCACATACCTATACTTTACAATATACTGCAAGTTCTCCATTGGATGGTTCATTATATAAAACATCGACTACAACAACGGGAACTTTATCTAAATCAAATCCTGCTAATCCGACATTGAGTTCAACTCCATCGGTTCAGTTAGGATATAGTTCAAATCAAATTGAACAAGGTGCAACAGGTAGTATTACATTTACATCATCATCTGCAAATCCTTCTAATAGTTGGAATTTGACAAGTGTAACAACAAATGTGGCTTCACCTTATTATGTAACGGGTTCTGCAACCGGTTCTACTTCAATTAGTATAACCGCAACTGCAAACTATGCATCTCCGTCAGGTGATAATAGTTCTGATTTAACAACAACATCGACTACTACTAATACTTATAGTAAGATTAGAAGTTTAAGATATGGTGCAAGTACGGCAACATCATTTACTGCAGGAGAATTGGAAAACATTGGTGCTTGGGATACTACATTGGGTGGTGCAATAGGAACGATTGTAAAAGGAACAACAACTGCGAGTGGGCAAACCCTAACAATTAGTTGGAGTGGTGATAAATATCTTTATATAGTATTTGATTCAGCTAGAGCAAACTTAACAGGTATCTCAACAAGTGGTTTCGCAGTATTAGGACAATTTACATTAACAACAGTTGGACAATATAAAGTTTATAGAACAACTCTTTTAAATGCAGGTGGTGCAGGAAGTAGTATAACATATATATTAACATAATAAAATAGAAAAGATACAAAATGGCAATCATATTACCTGGTGGATTTAATATAACGAATAGTGAACCGGTCGATGCTAGATTTAGTTTAGCAGACCAAACGGCACGTTATGCATTATCCGCCGCAAACATATATGAAGGTTTACTTGTCTATCAACGCGATACAAACACTATATGGGTATTAAAAGATACCTCAAATGTAGCGAATGTTAATGGTTGGGAGGAAGTCCTATTAAGTAATAGAGGGGCATTTCAAATCTACCCAACTTATGCAGATTTAACCGCTGTTTATGCAAATTATTTTACAGATGGTCAAATCGTTTATGTTGTAGATACCAACACATTATATCAGGCTGATGTAACATACGCAGATTTCTCGAATACGTTTAGTGATTCTATTACTTGGAACACTTACACTTTTGGTGGTGGTAACACATACGAAGCATCTAATGGATTAACCGGTTCAGTATCTGGCACTACAATATCATTTTCATTAGATACTGGCTCTTTACATTTTCAAAGTGGAGTAGAATCTGTAATTTCTTCAGGTTCTTTTACAATTGACTGCGGTAAAATATAATAAATCTAAAATATCTTCATACTTATATTCATAACACTACATAGTGTTTTATTATTTAGGCATATGTCCTTACAACCAAAAAAATAAAGGTTATCATTTAAATTAAAAAAACAAAGAAGGAAAACAATGGCACAAATAATTAAACATAGGAGGGGTTCGTTAGAATCCGTATCAAGTGCTACAAAAAGAGCAGGTGAATTATTAGTTGTAACGGGTTCAGCAGGAATCACAGCAACTAATGGTAACTCAATCTTATTCGTAGGTATTGATGGTTCAACAGTAACTCCCGCAAATAAAATTTTACAAGGAACTGCAACGCCTGATTTAACAGGAGCAACATATGATACCTCAATAGATGGTATTCCATTTTATAACACATCAACTGAAAAATTATTCATCGTTAATAAAGGTGGTAATGTTGAGGTAAAAGCAACAGCAAATACTGGTGGAACAGGAATCGTTTCAGGTTCTGGTCAAGTTGCTGCTTTATTACCGACTGGAACTATTTCAAGTTCTGCACAAGTAGATGCGGATTCAATCACTAACTTTGATTCAAACGTTAAATCTAAATTAGATGCTGACGGTGTAATTTCAGGTTCAGCTGGTATCATCCCATTATTACCAACCGGTACAGTATCGGGTTCTTCACAAATATCTTATGCAAGTATCTCTTCAATTCCAGCAGGAATTGTTAGTGGTTCTTCTCAAGTAACTTTTAGTGGAATTAGTTCATTACCAACATTAGTATCGGGTTCATCTCAAATTGACGCAGATTCGATTACTAACTTTGATTCAAACGTTAAATCTAAATTAGATGCTGATGGAGTAATTTCAGGTTCAGCAGGTATCATTCCATTATTACCAACGGGGACTGTTTCTGGTTCTTCACAAGTAAATGCGGATTCAATTACTAATTTTGATGAAAATGTTAAAGCTAAATTAGATGCTGATGGAGTAGTTTCTGGTTCATCTCAACTAATTGGTATATTAAGTGGTTTAAATTCATTTACACAATCACAAGATAGTAAAAATTCAACTTTAGCAACTTATACTGCATCAGTTGATACTAGTCTTTCTGCTATCAATTCATACACTTCATCATTAAGAGCAGCATTTACTGCAAGTGGTGCAAATGTAACATTTAGTGGTAATGTAACTATTCCTGGTAACTTTACAGTAGCAGGAACACAAACTATTGTAGATTCTACAACGGTTCAAATCGGTGATAATATCATCGAATTAAATGGTTCGGCAGCAGCAAATGGTGGTTTATATGTAAAAGATGCAACCGCACCAAACACTGCAACTGGTTCATTAATTTGGGATACTACAAATGACCAATGGAAAGCTGGAGTTAAAGATTCTGAAATTAAAATAGCATTGATGGGTGGTGATAATGTTGTTACCTCATCTCAACAAATACTTTTAACACAAGTAGACGGATACGATACATATAGTGGTTCAGTAGCAACAGCAATCAGTGCATCAACCGCAGCAGCTACATGGGAAAACCTTAATGGTAAACCAGGTGGAATTGTTAGTGGTTCATCTCAAGTAGTTGGATACTTATCAGGTTCAAATGTGAATCTTGCAGGTATTTCTGGTTCATCTTTGAACATTACAGGAAACGCTAAAATTGATGGTAACTTAACTTTAGGTGGTAATATCACAATTGGTGATGCTACAACTGATACAGTATCATTCGCAGCAGATTTAACTTCAGACATTATACCTTCTGGTTCTAATGTTCGTAGTTTAGGTTCTGATACTAGATTATTTGCTAATGTTTACGCAACTAACGTATATGGAGCAATTAACGCTACAAATGGTGTAGTTTCGGGTTCATCTCAAATATTAGGTGGAAGTGGATTATTTAGTAGTTCTGCACAGGTAAACGCAGATTCAATTACTAACTTTGATGAAAATGTTAAAGCTAAATTAAACGCGGATACAGTAGTTTCGGGTTCATCTCAAATTACTTACGCAAATATATCTTCAATCCCTGCAGGAATCGTTTCTGGTTCTTCTCAATTGGATTCAACTACAATCAATCTTGCAACATTAACAAATGTATCTGCAAGTGGTTCATTTAGTGGTTCACATTTTGGAACATTCTCAGGAGATGGTTCTGCATTAACAGGTATTGCAAGTACATTAGCATTTAGTGGTTCTACTGGTAATGATACACTTAATTTGAAAACTGAAGCTTTATTAGTAACGGGTTCAAATTCAATATCTGCAGCAGTATCAGCTAATACAATTACAATTACAGCTGATAATGCAAGTACATCTGCAAAGGGTGTTGCTTCATTTGATGCTACTAATTTCGGTGTAACTTCTGGTAATGTCGCAATTAAAGCAGGTGGTGTAAACGCTGCAACTTTAAACGCTGATGTCGCAGGAACTGGTCTTTCTTTAGATGGTGGTGATAATTCATTAAAAGTGGATTATGGTTCAACCTCTGGTACTGCAGTAGAAGGTAACACTTCATTGACAGTTCAAGGAACAGCTAATGAAATCGAAATCACAGGTGGTTCAGTAACTTTAGGTTCAGGCGGGACAGTAACTATCGGTTTACCTGATAACGTAACGGTTTCTGGTTCATTTACTGCAAATGGTAATGTTTTCTTAGGTAATTCAACTGCAGATTCAGTAACAATCGCTGGTAACTTATATGTTCAAGGTACAACTACAACAGTTGATTCTACGACCGTACAAATCGGTGATAACGTTCTTGAATTAAACGGAAGTGGAGCAGCAAATGGTGGTTTATTAGTAAAAGATGCTACTAATCCAAACACTGCATCTGGTTCTTTACTTTGGGATTCTACATCTGATTATTGGAAAGCTGGAGCGTTAGGTTCTGAAAAAGAACTTGCTAGATTCAGTGCAACTCCAACATCAGGTTCAGTTCAAGTAGTAGGAGCAAGTGGATTATTTGTAAATTCTCAAATTTCTGATGATGCGGTTAAAGTAACTATCGGAACTGATTTGATAATTACCGGATTAACTGCTAACTCATTCGTAGTATCGAATGGTTCTAAGAAGTTAATTTCAGTAACTCCATCAAACGCTGGTGATTTGATTCAATGGAATGGTTCATCATTCATTGCTTCAAACGAATTAGATGGCGGAACATTCTAATACGGAATAAATAAAAAATCAAAATCCCTCACAATAGTGGGGGATTTTTTTTAACTTTTTATTTTTCAATACTTATATAGGTGATATAACTATTATATCTCACTTACATTTTATTAAATGTCTATATTTATAGGAAATAAAATAGGAAATTTCAATTAATGGCTGCAATATTACAATTACGAAGAGGTACATCTAATGCATCTCCATCATTAGATGAGGGTGAATTATATTTACATCAAGGTTCGGGTTCAATTCAATTTGGAAGTGGCTCACTTACCATAGGTGATGGATTAACAAAAACATATACATTATTACCATTAAACGCACCTGTAAATGGTAACATAAAGTTAGTTGGTGATATTACTGCTTCTAATATCCTTTTAAGTGGTGATTTAACCGCTAGAGATGTAAGATTAAGTGGAAATATTTATTTAGGTGATAGTGGTAGTGATAATATAATCGTCACTGCACAAGTGAGTGGTTCATTGATACCTTCTGCATCAAATGAATACGATTTAGGTAGTGATATTCGTAAATGGAAAAAATTATATGCAGTTTCTGCATCAATAGATAGTATATTAGTACCAGGAAGTGGTATTTTATCATCATCTGGTATTTCTTTTGATTTATATACCGGAAGTGTTGATACTAAAAATATAACTTTAGCAAATGTAACAAGTTCTTTATTATCATCCCAAACTAATTTAAATTTATATACATCTTCACAAGATACAAAAAATTCAACATTAGGAAATTACACTGCTAGTTTAGATACTAAGAATTCTACTTTAAGAGATTACACTGCAAGTTTAGATACTAAGAATTCTACTTTAGGAAATTATACTGCTTCAATTGATACAAAATGGAGTACGTTATCAAATGTAACCCAATCAATTTTATCAGCAACTTCATCATTAAATTCTTATACACAATCGCAAGATACTAAAAATAGTACTCTTGCAATTTATACTGCTTCAATAGATACTAAATGGGAAACATTATTAAATGTAACCTCATCAGTTTTATCAGCAACAGCATCATTAAATTCTTACACATCTTCACAAGATACTAAGAATAGTACTCTTGCAAATTATACTTCAAGTTTAGATACTAAGAATTCAACATTAGCTTTATTAACGAGTTCTTTGTTACTATTTACTGCATCTGAAGAATCAAAAAATTCAACTTTAGCAATTTATACTGCTTCAATAGATACTAAATGGGAAACATTATTAAATGTAACCTCATCAGTTTTATTATATACTCAATCTTTAAAAGATGCAATAACAGTTACTGGTCAAGATGGTTCATCGATTACTACGATTAAAGGAAATTTAGTAGTTCAAGGAACACAAACATCAATTAATTCAACTGCAATTGTATTGGGTGATAATATCATCGAATTAAATGGTACAGGTGTAGCGAATGGTGGTTTATTGGTTAAAGACCCGACTGGTGCTTCCGAAATTAGTGGTTCTCTATTATGGGATTCAAGTAATGATTATTGGATAGGTGGTAAAAAAGATTTAGAATCAAAGATACTTTTAGCTGGAGGAGATGGGATAGTTTCATCATCCGCACAAGTGACTTCATTATTACCATCCGGTGTAGTTAGTGGTTCTCAACAAGTAACAAGCTCATTAGATAATAGATATTTAATGATTGATGGTGATTCAGTAGTTTCATCATCTGCACAAATCGTAAGTATATTAAGTGATTTAAATTCTTACACATCTTCACAAGATACTAAGAATACAACTTTAGGAAATTATACATCAAGTTTAGATACTAAGAATATAACATTACAAAATTTAACTGGTTCATTTGCAACAACTGGTTCAAATACATTTAAAGGTGAGCAAATAATAAGTTCTTCTTTAATAGTAACTAATGAAATTAAAGGTATTGGAAATATATTTTTACAACCTGATGTTAATGATGCAAGATATTTTCAAATTTATAATACTGCGGCACCTTCGGGTAATGATATTCACTTTAAAGGTAATGCAGATTTCAACTACTTTGGTGACGATATCAATTACTTAAAAATAGATGATACTGCACAAACTATAACTATTACCAGTGCTAATGGTGTATTTGTTAGTTCTTCATTAAATGTAACAGGTGCAGTAAGTGCATCAGCAGGATTTACTGGTTCAATCATCGGTGTAATCAATGCAACAAATGGTGTAGTTAGTGGTTCATCTCAAGTAGTATATACATCATTAACATCAATCCCTGCGGGCATAGTTAGTGGTTCTTCACAGATACCATCATTATTACCAACTGGTGTAGTTAGTGGTTCTCAGCAAGTAACAGGTTCATTAGATTTAAGATATGCACCATCCGCATCATTTGCTACCTTATTAGGTGCAAATACATTAGCATCATTAGGTTCGGCAGCGTTTTACAATGTAACATCATCAGTAGACGTTGTACTTGTAAGTGGAAGTATTAATTATATAAATAATCATTTACTTACTGCAGGTGCTACTAAAAAATATATAGATTGGAGAACCGAAGAACTTTTAGCGGCCGCAGCTGTTGCAGATATTTTATCGGTAGCTGCGGGAGATGGATTAGGCGGAGGGGGATTATCAGGTGATGTAACTCTTACATTAAATACCGGTTCTACACATTTTACAAATGGTGTTGATGCTAGACTAATTCCATTGACATCATTAAATTCTTATACATCTTCACAAGATACGAAGAATTCAACTCTTGCTATTTATACAGCTTCGATTGATTCACATATTTCAAATCTAAATACTGCAACGTCATCTTACGAAACAAACGGAAGAGGTATTGTATCTGGTTCATCACAAATATTCGGTGGAAGTGGACTAGTTAGTGGAAGTTCTCAAATAACATATACGGGTATCTCTTCAATTCCAACAGGAATTGTTAGTGGGTCATCTCAAATAATAGAATTATTACCAACCGGCGTAGTTAGTGGGTCATCACAAATATTAGGAGGAAGTGGAGTTTGGAGTGGTTCAGGTCAATTACCAAATGGAATAATTTCGGGGTCATCTCAATTAAGTGGAACAACTATTACAGATTTAACTATTGTTAATTTAACAACAATTAATGAAACGGCATCAGTTATATTCAGTAGTGGCTCTAATAGGTTTGGCGATTTTGGAAATGATACACATGAATTTACAGGTTCAGTTCAAATAACAGGTTCACTTACAACAATAGGTGATGTAACTGCAACTTCATTTAATGGAGTAATAAATGCTACAAATGGTGTTATCTCAGGGTCTTCACAGCTTACCGCTACATTGCCATCCGGAGTTGTAAGTGGGTCATCTCAAGTAGATTTGACATCAACTACAAATTATAGTACTGGTATTAAAACAAGATTAAATGCAGAAGGAGTTATTTCGGGTTCATCACAAATAACCAGAACATTACAACAAATAACTGATACCGGTGCATCAACATCAACTGCAATCACAATTACAAATGCTACCGCATCGACTGATAAAACAACTGGTGCATTTATCGTAACAGGTGGTATAGGGGTAAGTGGTGATATCAATGCAGGAGGTGATATTGTTGCTTTTGCATCATCAGATATTAGATTAAAAAATAATATCAAACCAATCGAATCCCCATTAGAAAAGATTTCTAAAATTAATGGCTGTGAGTTTGAATGGAATGATGAGTTACAATCTATTTATAGTGGTAAAGATTACGGAGTAATCGCTCAAGAAATCGAAGAAGTATTCCCTGAATTAGTACAAACAAGAGAAAATGGTTACAAAGCAGTTAAATATGATAAATTAGTATCCGTTTTAATTGAAGGTATTAAGGAATTAACCAAACAAGTGGAATATTTAAAAACCAAAATAGAAAATTAATGGCACAAATTATTAAATTCAAAAGGTCAACGACCGCTGGAGCAATACCCGAAACTGGTTCACTACAATATGGTGAAATAGCAATGAACGTTACCGATGGTAAGGTATTTTTTAGAAAATCAGGTTCAGTAGACTCGGTAGAATCATTAGTAACAACTAATACTTCAACTGCCATTGCTGGTAACCTTAATATAACAGGTTCAATTACCGCATCATTTTTTAAAGGTGATGGTAGTGGGTTAGAAAATATAACAGTTGCACAAGCAGCAACAGTTCAACGTTCTTTTACTGCTTCATCAAGTTGGGTAGTTAACCATAATTTGAATACTCCCAATGCAATAGCACAAGTGTTTGATGCAGAAGGATATCAAATAATCCCATCAACATTAAGACATACTGACGATAATACTATAACAATTACATTCGAATCCGCTAGAAGTGGTTATGTAGTTGTAGCAAAAGGTGGTCATATTCTTAGTGGTTCGATTGATTCAAGTAAAATTATAGGTTTTGATGCTTCAGTAACAAATCAAGTAAATGTACTTGGTTTATTTAGTGGTTCGGCTCAAATAACATTGAGCGGAGATGTGACAGGAACAGCAAATGCAACAACAATATCTAGTATAGATGGTGGTTCAATTTAAAAAAAATATATTTATTAGTAAATAAAATAAAAAAAAATCAAAAGCGATGATAATACATAGTCCCATAATTTCAGGTTCACTAACCTTTGCAAATGGTGCAACATTCACCTTACCGGATAATGGTATATATAGTGGTTCATTTAGTGGTTCGGTTGCAGGTTTAGGAGACCCGTCAAGTTTTTCTGCATCATTACAAACTAAAATTCAACAATTAAATATTGATACTGGCTCTCAAGATGCTAGATTGGATTTAATTGAATCGTATACATCATCGTTAGAAACTAAGAATTCAACTCTTGCTATTTATACTGCATCAGTTGATACACAACTTTCAAACTTAAACTCTGCAACTTCATCTTATGAAACAAAGGGTAGAGGATTGGTTAGTGGGTCATCTCAAATAACTTATGCTAGTATCTCTTCAATCCCAGCTGGAATTGTAAGTGGTTCTACTCAAGTAACTGAATTGTTACCAACCGGTGTAATCTCTGGTTCTGCACAACTTACTTCAACATTACCAACTGGCGTTGTTAGTGGTAGTTCACAAGTAGTTGGTATATTATCAGATTTAAATACTTTTAGTGGGTCTGAAGAATCAAAAAACTCAACTCTTGCTACTTACACTGCAAGTTTAGATACTAAGAATACAACTCTTGCAAATGTAACAGGCTCTTTATTATCATCACAAACAAGTTTAAATACATATACATCATCTCTTAATGGAGCAATTCAACTTACGGGTTCAACTGTTTCATTTTTGGGAGATATAGTTGTATATGGAACACAATCTATAATTAATTCAACAAATTTAGCAATACAAGATAATCTCATTTACTTAAACGAAGGTTCTACTATAACTAATCCTGACTTAGGTATTGTTGGTAATTATAATGATGGAGTGTATCGACACGCTGGTATTTTTAGAGATGCAAGTGATGGTGGTACTTGGAAAGTATTCGAAGGATACACATCAGAACCATCTGGTACACTTGATACGACCGGTAATGGATTTACATTAGCAGATTTTAAAGCAGATGTAATTACCGCAACTTCATTTAATGGAGTGATAAATGCAACTAATGGTGTAATATCTGGCTCTTCACAACTTACCGCAACATTACCAACCGGAGTAGTTTCGGGTTCATCTCAAATAACTCTATCATCAACAACAGGATATGGTTCAGTATTAAACCAAGCAGTTTTAACTTCATCATCCCCAACTTTCGCAGGTTTAACAATTAACGGAGCAATAACTGCAACGGGTGATATTACAGCATTCTCTGCTTCAGATATTCGTTTCAAAGAAAATATTACAGCAATCGAATCTCCAATCGAAAAAATCAAAATGATTAGTGGTAACACATACGATTGGAAAGCAGAAAATAAAGATATACATGGATTTGAAGGAAACGATGTCGGTGTAATCGCACAAGAAATTGAAGTAGTTCTTCCACAATTAGTTGTAACTCGTGATAATGGATACAAAGCGGTTAAATATGACAAATTAGTTGCTCTATTAATCGAAGGTATAAAAGAACAACAAAAACAAATTGAAGATTTATCAAACAAAATTAATAAATTAGAAACTGGACTATAACCTACACGGGTTATAGTTCACAAACTTCTTATATAAGGAGTTTCTAATTAAGTAATTATATAATGAAATTATTAAGTCATACATATGGCACAAGTATTAAAGCTAAAAAGAACGGCAGTTCAGGGAAAATCACCTACAACCGACACTCTTGAGTTAGGAGAGTTGGCAATAAACACTTACGATGGTAAGTTGTATTTTGAAAAAGATAACGGAGTCCCTTCCATACAATCAATAGTTGTTACTGATGCCCTAATTTCTGGTTCAATTAATATCGGTGGTGCTATAACGGCTTCAAATTTCATAGGAAATGGTTCTCAAATAACATTCGGTGGGACTGGAATGGTTTCCGGCTCATCTCAATTAACATCCTCATTAGATTCAAGATATTTAAATACATTAGGTGAAGGAACTATTAGTGGTTCTTTCACTGGTTCGTTTGGAGGAGATGGTAGTGGATTAATCAACCTACCTGCATCCGATATCTCTCAAGTAGCAACTGTTAATTACGCTTTCTTTAATTCCTCAAACATATCAGTTAGTCATAATTTTAATTCACGAAATGTAATTATTTCGGTATATGATTCTAATTATGCACAAATAATTCCATCATCAGTAACTCTTACGGATTTAAATACTTCAACAATAGTATTAACATCTGCTCAAAGTGGTTATGTAGTTGTTGCTAAAGGTGGTCACATCGTTAGTGGTTCTGCGGATGATTCGAATAAATTAAATGGTCAATCCGGTTCATATTATTTAGATTATACAAATCATACAAATAAACCAAGCGGATTAGTAAGTGGTTCATCTCAGATAGTTAGTATATTGAGTTCATTAAATTCGTATACACAATCACAAGATACTAAGAACTCAACCCTTGCAACATATACTGCTTCAATTGATAATGAGTTAGATAGAATACACGAATCAACTGCATCTTTAAACACATATACATCCTCTCTTAAAACCGCTTTAGAGTTGGCAGGTTCGAATGTAATTGTTTTAGGTAATTTGACCGTTAGAGGAACAACAACATCGATAGAATCAACTACAATTCAGTTAAACGATAATATCATTGAATTAAATGGTAGTGGTGTAGCAAATGGTGGTTTGATAGTTAAAGACTCAACGGGTGCTTCTATTATTAGTGGTTCTTTATTATGGGATTCAACTAATGATTATTGGAAAAGTGGATTAAGTGGGTCTGAATCTAAAATATTACTTGCTGGTGGAGATAGCATCGTATCAGGTTCATCTCAAATTACTTTTAGTGGAATCAGTTCATTACCGACATTAATATCCGGGTCAATACAAATATTAGGTGGAAGTAATATTGTATCATCATCAACCCAAATCGTTTCATCATTAGTTAGTGAATCAATCAATTTAGGAACTGGTGCAATTACAGCATCATACTTTGTTGGTGATGGTAGTGGTATTACAAATGTGGTAACTGAAATAGCAGAAGTTGCAACTATCACATCATCATTTGATAACCAATCAACTATTGCGGTAACACACAATTTTAATACTAAAAATGTATTAGTTTCAGTATATGGAACGAATGATTCACAGATAATACCGGCATCGATAACCCTTACTAATAATAATACTGCAACAATAGTGTTATCATCTGCTCAAAGTGGATATGCGGTAGTTGCTAAAGGTGGCCACATAGTAAGTGGTTCTACTTCTTGGAATAACTTAGCAGGAATGCCAAGTGGAATAGTATCTGGTTCATCACAAATAACCACACTAACAACATATAAAGAAACAGTTAGTGGCAATTCAACTTATTCGATTACTCATGGGTTAGGTGAAGAATATCCAATAGTTCAAGCATGGAATACTACTAATAAAAGACAAGAAGTTCCCTCAATTATAGAATCAACCTCAGTTAACGCGTTAACTATAACTTTTGCTGGATTATTTTCTGGACTAATTATAATTAAAAAATAATATAAATGGTTTATGATGTTTATTATACCACAGGTGGTGGACCGTGGGTCAATGCAGGTTCTGATATTTGGGTAAATCTTTGGATGGAATTAATAGCACCTAAATTAGATGTTAAACCAATTCTACTAATTCATAGAAACAAACCCAAAGGACACGAAGATTACGAATTCCCAATAGAAACTTACTGGCATGGTGAAGATATTCAAAAATTTGAAGAACTATGTAAAGGTGCACGAAGAATTAATATTCTACATGGGCATTATACTCCAATGAAACCGATTGTAGATAATAAAGATAAAATTCATTCAAATATATTACACAATTCAGTAGACCATATCTTAAAATCTCAATTCGGAAGTGATTTACCAATAGGACATCATCCTTATATGAGTACGGAATGGGAACAAGAGGTTACTGATTGGTGTGAAAATAATATATGGGTAGGATTATACGATATACTTTATAACAATACAAATATACCAAATTTTTACGAATTTAAATGGAATTTACCTCTATCCGAATCTAATAAATTGGGATTTGCTGCAAGAAGTGAAGGTAGAAAAAACCCACACTATTTAGATAAAATTCCAAGTCTTATTTTCACAAATTCCGAAGAATTTAATTTACTTTGGAAAAATGGAGTAAAGATAGATATTTCAAAATCAAAATTATATCATTACAACCCAGATTTTAAAGATACTTTTTACAATATGGATTGGGGTATATCACATTCATCTTTTATATCAGAACCATTTGGATATTCAATATTCGAAGCGGTTGATAAGGGTAAATTACCAATACTACATTCTAGTTGGTGTAAAGATTTAGAATATCCATACCGAGCATCGTCTAAAACTGAATTTTTCGATATTTATACAAAGATTACTACATTACCTTATTCTGAAAAATTATATTGGTTTAATATTATAAAAACTTATATGATTGAAAAATATACGGATAAGAATAAGTGGATTGATTCATTATTAGATATTTATAACAAATAGGAACAACATAAATGGCAACATTAACATCAGGACAGACCAAAAGTTTAAATAATTTAGCTTCAGCTACCGGTCAAGCTACAAAATCAATGTCAGCAGCAAAAGGAAATTCAACAGGTCCTATTGCAATGTCATCATTTGCAATTGATTCGGTAGATTCGGTAACTGGTTATACATACGCAGTGGAATCTACAACTGAAACATATACATTAGGTTTTACTGGTGCTGGTTCAAATTTTAGTAGAATTAGTGGTAGAGCAGCAAACTTTACATGGAGTGTAGCAGCAGGTTCATATATAACATTGGGAACAAATAGTGGTACAACCGCTACTTTTACAATTTCTAATATGAATCCACAATCACCATCAGCACAAACTTCACTTTTAACTGCACAATCTAATACAATTAGAGCAGTATTTGCAGATGGTTATAATACTCATGCAACTGGATATAATTCAAATAAAGATAAGACGGTTTATTCCGTAGATTCATATGATGGTAACTCAACCGCTTTATGTTTAACAATTGATTCACCAATAGTGTTATCAGATGGTTCAATAGTAGAAGCAGGAGATTTAGTAGAAGGTGATAAGTTAAAAGGTTATTCATTATCTGGTTTAACATTAGATTCTGATAATAATTTCTTTAATTGGTCATCATCTGAATTAGGTCAAGAATTAAAAGAAGTAGAAGTTAAGGGTATTGTATACTCATTCTCATCAAAATATTATGATATAAACAATGGTGGAGTAACTGCAACATCAGAACATCCATTATTAGTAAAAGATTCTGAAGATGGTAAATATAGATTCAAAGAAATATTTAGAATTACAACTGACGATAAATTAGTAAAAGAAGAAGGTGGAGTTTTAGTAGAAAAAGATATTACATCAATTGAATTAATAAATAGAACATCTGAAATCGTTTCAATTGACGTTGAAGATGTAGATACTTATTTGGTAAATGGATATGTAACCCACAATAAAGGTGGAAACACATTTGCAGATTTAGCAGCACCTGGTGCACCAACATCAGTAGCATATGCATCTCCGTTTGTATCGTGGGTTGCACCGGCATCAGTAGGAACAGGTGGTATTACTGCATATGATGTACAAATATCAACAGGAAATACATTTGTTTCTAACACAGTAGATAATACTGAATGGAGTGAAGCTAATATAGAAGTTAATACTCTATTAACTGCAGGGACTTGGTATGTTAGAGTTAGAGCGATTGACCAAGGTCTTAAAGGGACTTGGAGTAGTGCAGTTTCATTTGTTAGATAATTTTTTTATCGTTTGGGGAAAATCTATATATTTATATATATAACTAATTAATAAACAAAATATATCAAAATGGCAGAAAAAATTAAGTTTACGGAAGACGAGGTTAATCAAATTAACGAATTACGAATTGAAGTTGGGTCGGTTTTTACTGAATTAGGACAAATTCATATTGAAAAAAAGAGAAGATTGTCAGAATTAGAAGAAAGAGAAGCAGAATTAATTAAACAACATTCGGAGTTGGTTATCAAAGAAGAAACCTTATTTAAAGGATTAAACGAAAAATACGGCGATGGTGATTATAACCCTACAACGGGAGAATTCACACCAATAGCAGAATAATACTACGTTACGCATATATAAAATAATATTTTAGAAAAAGTATCTAATACTTATATGTGTATCATTACACAAACTTAATAGGAGTAAATAAAATGGCAGAAAAAATTGTATCACCTGGTGTATTCACAAGAGAGAATGATTTATCATTTTTATCACAGGGTATCGGAGAAATTGGAGCAGCAATAGTAGGACCTTTCAGTAAAGGACCAGCGTTCTTACCAACTATCGTCAATACACAATCAGAATTTGAAGAAATATTCGGTACACCTGATGGAACATACTATACAGGGTACGCAGTTCAAAACTATCTAAGAGAAGCAGGAACAGTTACGATTGTTCGTGTCGGACACATAGGTGGATATGAACACGCAGCACCACTTGCAATAGTAGTTAGTGGCTCAGCCGCACAAGGTGGAAAAAAAATAGTAGCAACTTTACATTCAACGATTGAATCGATTGAAAGTGTTGGATTATTTAGTGGTTCTACAAATGCAACAATTACATCACCAATTGGAAGTTCTGAATTTTTAATTACAGGCGGTCAATTAAGTGGTTCATTTAGTGCATCAATATTACCATCAGCTGGAAACGATATAGGTGATGTATTTGGTGAATCTCCATTTGGAACTAAAAAAGCATACACATACACTTATTTTGAAAAAACAGCAACTGATTTTTCACAATCATTTGCAACAAGTGCAGCAGATGTTGAATTACTTGAGTTACCAACTCAAATATATAGTGCTACAGATGGTCCAACACACGCATCTACTCCGTGGGTTAAATCTCAATTGATTAGTGGTGAAAGAAGTGACCTTTTCCGTTTCCATACATTAGGTGATGGTAACCCATATAATACTGAATATAAAGTAAGTATTTTTAATGTTAAAGCAGCAGGAGTATCTGGTGCAACTGATTACGCAACATTCTCAGTAGTAATTCGTGGATTCAATGATACCGATAGAAAAAAATCAGTAAAAGAAACATATAATAACGTTAACTTAGACCCAGCATCTCCAAACTATATTGCTAAAGTAATTGGTGATAGAAATTTGACAATTGATGCAAATGGTAAACAAAGTGAAAATGGTGATTACGCAAATCGTTCTAAATTAGTTAGAATAGAAGTGTCACCTGAAGGTACATTCCCTATTATAGCAGCACCTTTTGGACACGAGGCGTATTATAATCCTATAAGATTAGCATCTGGTGCAACAGCTGTATATGTACCTAAAGTTATTTACACATCAGGCTCATTTAGTAATACAGCATCATCTGCATATAGATATTCTGGTATTGATTTAGAAACTAGTGTAGTAAGAATAAACAACACACAATATTTAAAACCACTACCTGATTATAGTGTAGCGGATGAAATCGCAGGTATAACAACCGGTTCAAACCAACTATTTGCATTTGATAACGTAAGTTTAGGATTATCTGCTTCATTATCAACTGATGATACTGCTGAAACAATTGCTAAAAGACAATTTACATTAGGATTTCAAGGTGGATTTGATGGTGTAACTCCAACAAGAGTAATAAATAAAGGTGTAGATATATCATCTGGTAATTCACAAGGATTTAACTTAGCAACATCAATTGCAAGTGGTTCAGTTGCATATGTAAAAGCAATCAACGCGGTATCCAACCCTGATGATTTTGATATTAACTTAATCGCAGTACCAGGTATAATTCGTAGACATCATTCATATGCATTTGATTACATAAGTGAAATGTGTGAGAATCGTGAAGATGTATTCTTCATTGGTGATGTAGTTGGATGTGATAGTACTGATACGATTGATGCAGCAGTAACAGAAGGTGCATCAGTAGATTCTAACTATGTAGGTACTTACTACCCGTGGGTTAAGACAATCGATAGAAACACCAACAAATTAACTGCAGTACCACCATCAGTATTGATGCCAGGTATTTACGCAGCAAATGACGCGGTTGCAGCAGAATGGTTCGCACCAGCTGGTTTAAATCGTGGTGGAATCGTAGGAGCAGTTTCAGTATTGAATAGATTAACACACGCAGAGAGAGATACATTATACGAAGGAAAAATAAATCCTATCGCATCTTTCCCTGGTGAGGGTATCGTGGCATTTGGACAGAAAACATTACAAGAAAAATCATCAGCGTTAGATAGAATCAATGTTAGAAGATTACTTATCAAAGTTAAGAAGTATATCGCTTCTACATCAAGATACTTAGTATTCGAACAAAATACTTCTACCACTCGTTCAAGATTCTTAAATACAGTTAATCCTTATTTAGAAGCAATTCAACAAAGACAAGGTTTATATGCATTTAGAGTAGTAATGGATGAGACTAATAACACTCCTGATGTAATTGATAGAAATATATTGGCTGGACAGATTTTCTTACAACCAACAAAAACAGCTGAATTCATCGTATTAGATTTCAATATCTTACCGACTGGAGCATCGTTCTCAGCATAAATTTTAAAAAAAAGAGAAACCTTATATTTATTAATATAATAGGAGAAAAATAAAATGGCAGAAATATTAGAGTTTAACGAAATGTTCTATACCAACTTTGAACCAAAGATGAAAAATCGTTTCATCATGGAAATCGGTGGTATCCCTTCATATCTTATCAAAGCTGGAAACAGACCAAACATTCAGTTTGAAGTTGTAACACTTGAACACATCAACTTAAAAAGAAAGTTGAAAGGTAAAGGTGAATGGCAAGATTTAGAAATCACATTATATGACCCAATTGTACCATCAGGTGCACAGGCAGTAATGGAGTGGGTTAGAACTTCACATGAATCCCTAACAGGACGTGATGGATATGCAGATTTCTACAAAAAAGATATTGATATCTATATGTTAGGACCAGTTGGTGATAAAATCGAACAATGGAAACTAAAAGGTGCATTTATTTCAAACGCACAATTTGGTGATTTAGATTGGACATCAAATGACCCTGCAGAAATCACATTAACGTTATCTTATGATTACGCAATACTTGAATTCTAATAGAATTAAAATATAAAATTAAGAAAGGAGATAGAAATATCTCCTTTTTTTTCAATTTTTTTTTATTTATATATTTATATACAATAAACAAAATAAAGGTAAAATATGTCACAATACGAATTCGCAACCGAGATAGTATCGTTACCATCACAAGGTAAATGCTATCCAGTAACAAATCCATTATCAAGTGGTAACATTGAATTAAAATACATGACCGCAAGAGAGGAGGAAATTCTTTCATCTCAAAGTCTAATTAAAAAAGGTGTAGTATTAGATAAATTATTCGAAGCAATTATAGTAGATAAAGCAGTAAATCCAGATGATATAATTCTGGGTGATAAGAATGCTATTATGTTGGCAACTCGTATTTTAGGATACGGACCTGATTATAAAATTCAAATACAAACCTCAACCGGAGAAACGGATACAATTAGTGTTGATTTGGGTAAAGTTCAAACAAAGGATATCGATTTTAGTAAATTGACTTCTGATAATCGTTATACATTTAAAACATCTACTGGTAATGTATTAGTTTTTAAATTATTAACTCATGGTGATGAAAAGAGAATTGATGCCGATGTTACTGCAATGAAACGATTAAGTAAAGATTCAATGGGTGGAGAATTAACTACTCGTTATCGTTATATGATAGTTTCCGTTGATGGGAATGAAGATACTAAATCAATTACTGATTTTATTAATAATAAATTTTTATCAAAAGACACTAAATCTTTTAGAGAGCATTTAAAATCAATCCAACCGGATATTAAAATGGAGTTTGATTATACTGACCCAGAGACGGGAGAAACGGAGGTACGCTCTATACCAATGGGCGTAAACTTTTTTTGGCCTTCCGAGTAATTATTCTGTCCTATTACATAAACAAATTTTTGAATTATGTTATCATGGACATGGATTCATTCAATCCGATGTTTATAGATTACCAATTCATTTAAGAAATTTTTATTATAAAGAATTGGTTGATGCTAAGAAAAAGGAAAATGATGCCACAAATAAAGCACAAAAAACTAGCCAACCATCAAAAGGACCTGGTGTAAGAGTGAGGAAATAAATTCCTCACTTTTTTTATGTCTTATATTTATAGTAGTATAAATGGAAAATACTATGAAATTAACTGAAACAAAGAAAAAAAGCATAAAAGAATTTATAACCAAAAAACATTCTATACGAGAAGGTGTAATAGAATATATCTTTGGAAAAATTTTAGTAAATAAACTAAAAAACGATAAAGATTTTGTTGCTATGGCTAATAAATTAGATAGAGATATGCAAGAGCTTAGAGATGAGGTAGAAAGATTAAAAGCTCAAGGGAAACGAATTCCTAACTCATATAAACATATCTTAAACATAGATTAATTTAGAATATTAATATAATGGCAGACCAGCAACAAAATTTAAAATATGCCAAAGAGATGGCAGACAAACAACGGGAGCAAGTTCGTATTCAAGAAGAATACAACGAAGCTATAAAAATGTCTTCATCTCTAAGTAGTAAATTACAGGATGATATAGAGTATACAGTAAAAACAAATGCAGAATTAGGTGAAAAGGCTAAGGAGTATTTGGGTAGTTTAAAATCTTCAATAAGTGGATTATCTTCATCAAAAGATATTAGTAAACAATTAGTCACTATTGAACAAGATAAATTAAAAATACAAAATAATGCATTTAATTTAACTGAAGCCGAAAACACTGCATTATTAGAACAATTAGATATTGCTAAAAGGGCTCTAAATATAGAAGAACAACGGGTATTAATAACTGAAAAAGTAAATCAAGCAGCAACAAAACTATCGGAAACAATGGGGGGTGCGTTTGATGGATTGGTAGCAAGTGTAAAAGAGATACCTGTAATTGGTAAGTTATTAGGTGGGTTGGGTGATATTGGTACAAAAATGTTAAAAGAAAAATTATCCAACGCCGCAATGAAATTTACCACCGATTTTTCTAAAGGTTTGGCAGATGGTAAGGGAACTATGCAAGCATTATCTGGTGCAGCAGGAGGGTTAGGTAAATCATTATCATTTCTTGCAAATCCATACGTTTTAGTAGCAGCAGCAGTATTGGCTGTAGCACTAGCAGGTGTATTAGCATTTTATAAAATGAGTGCAGCAGCTAAACAATTTAGAGAAGAGACTGGGTTATTAAACTCTCAAACAAAAGGTTTAGAAGCTCAAATTGGTAGAGTATATAGTGCAACGGCCCCATTGGGTGGTTCAATGGAAGATGCTTCTAAAGCCGCAACTGCGTTCACACGCGAATTTAGTGGTATCGAATTGGCATCCGATGAAGTACTAACTTCAATGGTAGTAATGAACAAAAATTTTGGAGTTGGAGTAGAAGAAGCATCTAAATTAAATAAAGTAATTCAAAATATAGGTGGATTAAGTGCAGAACAATCACAAGCACTAATAGGTCAAACTGTATCTATGGCTCAGTTAGCCAATGTTGCTCCAAGTCAAGTTATTAAAGATATGGCTGAAAATTCTGAATATGCTTATAAGTATTTTCAGGGTTCTCCGCAAGAACTAGCTAAAGCAGCAGTTCAAGCAGCCAAATTAGGAACATCTATTGGTGAGGCAGGAAAAGTAGCAGATAATTTATTAGATTTTGAAAATAGTATTACCTCAGAATTAGAAGCAAGTGCAATATTAGGTACTAATCTAAATTTAGGTCAAGCAAGATATCTAGCAGCAAATGGAAAAATATTAGAAGCACAACAATCGGTTGTTGACCAAGTAGGACAATTAGGAGATTTGACAAAATTAAATACATTTGAACAAGAGGCCCTTACAAAAGCAACTGGTATGTCAATATCTGATTTAGAAAATCAAAGAAGAATTAAAGAACGATTTAGTGATTTAGATGAAGAACAACTAGCTGCTGCACTACAATTTCAAAAAACGGGTGGTGATATAAGTAAAATGACTAAAGCAGATTTGACAGAACAAACTAAAAAATTAGCCTTACAACAAGAAATGCAAACAGAATTTGATAAATCTGCTAATGCATTAAGTGCAATAGGCAGTGAATTTATGATGTCATTATTACCAATCGGTAAATTTTTAATGGATGTATTGATGGTTGGTATATCATACCTACAAGGGGTATGGGGTCCTATTGCAAAAGCAGTTGGTCATGTTGTAGATGCAGTTAGTAAGATATTTAAACCATTTCAAGATTTATTTGGAACATCTGGGGGTGGTATGATGATGAAAGTATTTGAATTTATTGGTAATATAGTAGGTGGTTCACTTACATTTGCATTTGAATATATAGCAGGTGTAGTTGGTTCAATAGCAGATGTAATTGGTGGGGTATTTAAAATCATAAAAGGTATATTTACTTTGGATTTTGGAATGGTAATGGAAGGACTAGGACAAGGATTAAAAGGTATTTTTGGATATATTTTACGTTTACCTATTGCATTATTTAACGCGTTTTTAGATATGTTCCCTGATTTGGGTGCAAAAATTGTAGATTTCTTTAGTAGTATTGGTAGTAAAATGAAAGGATTTTTTTCAGGTATACTACCCTCTTGGTTAGGAGGTTCTAAAAGTGATGCATCAAAAGTACAATCGGAAGCAGCAACAACACCTCCACCTGCAATAAATGACGGTATTGTTCAAAATGGTAAAATAATAAGTACAAATCCAGCAGATACTTTAATAGCAACAAAAAAACCTAACGAATTAGTAAACTCAGTAAAACCACCAGATGGATTATCAACTCCAGTAGCTCCAGCTGAAGGTGGTATAGGTGGGTTATTAAATGGTGTAGGTGATTATATGGGTAAAGTTGCAGGTTCATTCAATGGTAGCAATAGAATTATAGAAAAATTAGATGAATTAATACTTGCTACACGCGGCGGTAAAAATATCTATATGGATAGAGAAAAAGTTTCATCAGCAGTCGCAACAACAAACGAAAAAAGTGGTGAAAACCGATTTGGATTAATGGGAGCTTAATTATGCCAACAATATTAGAATTATTTAGAGGTTCGAATAAAGATATAACTCCAACCATATTGGACTTAACTCCCGTGCAAGAATTATTTGTAGGTTCTACTCAAGAAAAAAGTGTAAAATCAGACCAAATAAATTTAATAGAACAAGAACTTAGTGGTATTCGTATAAAAACTAAGGTAGAATTAAATAATCCATTAATTTATGGTAACGAAGCAATTCGTATAGCAACTCGTTCAACATCATCGGTTGAGAAAATGAAACAGGCAACTGGTGGAAGTGCAGGAGATGGTGGATTGATTGGTAAAGGATTAGGTGCTATTACCGGTGGTAAATTTGGTAAATTTGTTTTTGGTGGTAAAGTTACATCATTATCTCAAGCAAGAGATGGTGTAAATTCACGTATAGGTATTCCAGGAAATGCTATCCCAACTTATGTATATAATACAAATGGATTACAATCAGGATTAGAACCAGATACAATGATTACTCTTGCAAAAATTAGAAATGATGCAAAGGGTACAATCGTTGGCACATTCCTAAAAAATACCGGTGGTGGTAATCCAAAAACAATTGGCAAACAAATAATAGGTCAGGGTATCTCATTAGTAAAGGATAAATTAAGAACTGCTCTATTTGGTAATCCAAATACATTAGGTGCTAATACCGCAGGTGCAACTGATAAGTACGAATATAGTTCAAAACTACCATATTCAAAACAAATTGATAATGTTAAATTTAATTCAAAATCAGTAAGTAAAGTAGATAAAGGTGCAACTGATATTACTAAAAAAGTAACTCAATTACAACTTGATGCTAAGAAAAAATTAGGAGAGGCATCTACAAACGCAACTGCATCTCTAAAACAAAAACTAAAAGGTTCTGCATCACCAACTGCACTTGATAAACTTTTAGAAGAAAAAGCTAAAGAAAAAGCTGATAATGCTAGACCATATAATGAAAAATATAGTTCATATATAACATCGAATAGTAAAGAAACTAATTTAGGAATACCAACTGCTGAATCTACCGATACTGCAAAAAAAGATTCGGCAGAGATTGGTAAGGCTAAAGAAAAATTAGGGTCAACTACTACCTCAGTAAAAGATAAACTAAAAGGTACGGAATCTAAATCTGAAATAGATAAAGCAGTTGAATCAAAAACTAAAACAACTACTGCTACCGAAAAAACATATAGTGAAAAAATGGATGTTAATACCTTAAATGGAATTGACTTATCCTTAGTATCTCCTGTGTATGGAATTGATAGAAGAAACACAAAAGGTGTGTTTGGTACATCACCAAACGCATTTAAAGATATAAAAAATAATACTGGTGCTGTTATGCCCAATGACCCAACTAATCCATATAGTGGAGTAGTAGGTGGTCAAAAAATTCCTACATTGGAAACAAAATATGGAATAACAAGTAATAAAGGTGATTTAATTAATAGTTCTTATGGAGTAAAAGGTAATGGTAATGGAGATGATAAAGATTTAGTAACATTTTCAATAGCAGGGGTAGGTGATTCTCAAAAAGTATATTTCAGAACCCTAATAACAAGTTTAAGCGAAACAGTTTCACCAACTTGGGATTCTGCAAAATTTGTTGGTAATCCATATAGTTACTACACATATGGTGGAGTAGAAAGAACCCTATCATTACAATTAAAAATGTATTGTATGAATTCAGCTGAATTATCAACAATGTGGCAACGAATTCAATTTTTAACTGGTAAAGCATATCCAACTATTGATAAAAATAATTTAGTGAATCCACCATTTATTGAATTTACATTGGGTAATATGTATCAACAGAAAACTGCATTTATAAACTCTCTTTCGTATACATTCCCTGATGATGGTGTATGGGAAACTGCAAATGGTAATCAATTACCAAAAATAGTTGAAGTCCAAATGGAATTTAAATTTGTTGAAAATATTGGTGCAGAACTTAAACTTTATGGAACTCCAATTTCTAAAGAGGCAGTTAAAGTAATTAATAAGAGAAAGGCTCAACAATCCGGCAACACAACTGCTGTAAGTCAACAACCAAAAACAGGTGGCGGTGCGCCAACTACAAATAGTGGAGGAACTGCAAGTACACCTCAAGTAGTTCAACCAACAACACCTCCGGCACCAATTAATAGTGTAGGTGTACCACAAACCCAAGCACCTAAAACCGAATCAAAGAGTGGTGGTATGTTAGGAGTAGATTCTACACCAAAATCATTAGATACAGGGAAACCAGCGGAAACCCCAAAAGAAAGTAGCGATGCGGCTTCATTGGCTGCAATTGTAGCTACTACTGAAACATCGTTTGAAGAAAAATCTAAAAAAGCATACGAAAAATATAAGAGTCAAGGGATTTCAGACAAGATATCAGGTTGGTTTAGTAATTTAGAAGCGAATGATGCAAAAATAACAAATATTAAAAAAATAGGAGAAGAAGACTGGTTTGCAAATGTAGAATATAAAGATGAACCAGGACATATCAATAATTTTGTTTTTTCTGAGACTTATAGGAGAGAAAGTTATGGTGTATGGGTTCAAAGAAATAATGGTAAAGACCCAATGAATAAATCTTTTAGTGGGTTTGTTCGACCATCAACCGGTGAGGGAGACCCACAAGGTAAAGCCGCATTAGATAGAATTAATAAAGCACGAGAAAATCGATAATAAATAAATTATGTCAAGATATACAAATAATAAAATACAAAAACTCAAAGATGGTAGGGAAGTCTTCAGAACAAAGATATACCCAAATATACCATTGAGAGATACTGATATTTACGCAGTGACCCAGACGGGTGATAGATTGGATACACTTGCACATCAGTTTTACGGAGATGCATCCTTATGGTGGATTATAGCAACTGCTAACAACATCCACGATGCACCATTCGCAGTAAACGATGGAACAATACTAAGAATACCAGAAAATTATTTAGAAATTTCAAATAGTTTTTCAAAATAAATAAATTATGCCAGGTTCATTTCCAAATTTATCAAATATATATCCTGAATTAGCAACCACTTTAAAAAATAGAGCAGGTAATAACAACCCGTGGAATTCAAAAGCAAATCCCGGTGTTAGTGGTCTATCCACTTGGATTAGATTATTGGCAGGTGTTTTCCCAAATGGGTGTATATTAGAATCAATAAATCCAAACGCTACTGATTTCACATCGGTGTATGGTTCGAGTGGTGGTTCTTATATAGGCCCTGGTGCTATTGGTAGAAATTTTAATGGTGATGAAATATGGATACCATCTGGTAAAAGTAGAGCACTTAGACCACCACCTATTATAACATCTATGACTATGGATGAAAAAGCTGAAGGTGGTAGTCGATTAGCAACTATTAAAATTCGTGCGTTTACAAAAGAACAATCTGATTTAGTAGCCGGATATTTTTTAGAACCGGGATTCCACGCCTTATGTGAATGGGGTTGGAATACTCAAAAATCAAATGCACAAAAAGTTGGAGGTGGTGGAAAGGTAACAAATTGTGATTTAGTTGCATACGACCAATGGTCTACAATTAAAGACAAGAGACTTAAATCTGATTTTACTTATGATGCATTTTTAGGTATCGTAACGGGTGGTGGAATTTCATTTGGAGATAATGAAAGTTATGAATTGGAAGTAAAATTAACATCTGTTGGTAATGTGGCAGAATATATGCAAACGCATAGAGATGCTAATAATATAACTGAAAATAAAAAAGATAGTGGAAAAACTTTTTCACCACAAGAAATTGAAGCACAGGTGGGTGATAAAAAAATTGGTGCCGCACTTTTTATGCAAATGTTTAATCAACTTCCTGGTCAAAAAAGAACACCAGAAGTTTATAAATTATGGAATGTTCCACAATGGGCAGATACTGCTAATTTTGTGAATATAGATAAAGTAGTTGGTGAAACTTTAAAAGATGCATTATCAGAGGCAGGCGAATTAAAATCATCCTCTGGTACGGAGGTGGCAATTCCCAAAGATTTACCACTATTATCAGAAGAAAAATTTATTAGATTTGAATTGGCATGTGAAATCATGAATAGTTATGTATATGATTTAAAAAGTAAACCAAGTTCATGTCCTAATTCTGAAACCCGTAGTAAAATAATTAATATTAAAAATACTTATATTAGTGGGTTTCCACATATGTTTTCAACTGATGCTACAAAATTATTTATACCAAACCCAACTACTCCAAATTTTAAATTTTTAGATGCGTTATCAGCAGATAAAGAAATAAAAACTTATTTTGAGTTTGATGCATTAGACGATTCCAAAAATTTTTCAAACATACATCCGTTAGCGGAACTACCGGCCTATCCTTGGCTACAACACGTAGATTCAAGAGTAGACCCTTCAGATGGTAAGACAAGGTTAGTTCCATATGCATTTCCAAATACAAGAGGATTGAGTGCAAAATCATCTGCAGATTCTACATTTATAGCAGTACAAGAAAAAGCTAGATTTTGGGGATACTTAAAAGATTTATATATAAATTTTAATTTTTTTGTAGAATGTATAAGTAAACCAAATTTTGTAATTAGAGATGTTTTTTATGAAATGCTAAATGGTATGTCATCTGCATGTAATTCAATTTGGAAATTTCAAATACAAGAAGTACCAAAAGCAAATCCAGAAGGGAAATATGAATTGGCAGTAGTTGATTTAAATTTTTTAGGTGATATCTCAAATAATGATGGTCTGATAACATTTCAATCTAGAGGAGTTAAATCACCATTTATTAGTTGTGATTTTTCAGTAGAAGTTCCCGCAGCAATGATGTCATCGGTTGTAAATAATAAATTAAAAGATGATAAGGGAAAGGTATATGACCATAGTCCTGAATTAAATCCTCGCCCAATGTTAGGAACTGTATTTTCTAGAAGAGAAGATTTTGTTGGTACTATCCTAGCAGGAATACAACAATCAGAAAAAGAAGCAGATGAAGACCCACCTGACACATCAAATACTCCACCACAGCGAAAAAGTGCAGCTGAGTTAGAATTAGAAGCCAAAGTAGCAAATTTTGAATTTTTTGTAAAAACAGGTGCAGTATATCCTAAAATTCAAGATAGAGAAGCAAAATTGGATATAACTAAAACTTTTTTCGATAGTGCAGAAAATGATAATACAATTGAAAATGTATTAATGGTAGGTTCGTGGAATGATACTTCAGCTCTAAGACAATGTTTTTTAGTTGATAAGGGATTAACCCCTGTTCAAACTTTACAAAAAAAGGCTGATAATAATAAACAAAACCCACCATTTGGTCCTGCTGAGTTTACTTTCAAAGTACATGGAGTTAGTGGATTTAAAGTGGGTGACCAACTTCAAATAGATGGATTACCTGATAAGTTCGGTGCACCAAATGTATTTCAAGTAGTAAAAGTAGACCATGCGTTAGATGGTATGACATGGACAACGGATATTAAATCTAAATTAAGAATGGTAGGTGTACCAGGTAAGGCTAAATAATTATGAGTATATTAGATTCATATAACAAGTTGGTAAATCCATCAACATCATTACCAAATGATTCATTTGATACTCATATTCCTACGCCATCTAAATTAGATTATACTCGTGGATATATCAGTAGATACTTTATAAAAAAAGTAAATGATACCAATTCACCTATATTTGAAATCAATGGAAAAACATATTTAAGATTTCAAACAAACCCCCTATTCAGTCGTTGTTCTTTGAAATGGAGAATATCTGGCCCAAAGGAAACTCAATATAGAGAAAATGGTGATGTATTTGATGTAAGTGTAAGTGAATCAAATAGAAGGGCAATAAAATTGGTATATGAAAAAATACCTACCTTAAAATTATACCTACCAAATTTATTACAATTTTATAAGTGATAACAATCATAAAAAAATAATTATCGTTTTTACAAATTATATATATTTATATAAAACACAAAAGTTATGCAAAAATACAAACACCTTACAACGGAAGAACTTCAACAAATATCATTTGATTGGAGATATCGCGGATTCACAGTTTTAGAATTATTAACTGAAGCAGAAGTAGATGAAATCAATGAAGAGTTAGACCGTTTACGTGTAGAACGTAATGAAAAAGAGCCAGGAAAATGGCAAGAGTTCGAACCTATTATGTATCCACATAAAGATTCAGAAAAAATAGCAAAATTATTTGCACATCCAAAAATTTTAGAAGCAGCAGAATTCCTAATGGAAGGTGGAGTTGTTGGATTACAAACTTGGGGTTATTACAAACCAAAAGGTGAATTGGGTAGAGACCAACATCAAAACGCATTCTATACGGGATGTGGTCATAATGAAATCATCAACACTGCATTGGCATTAGATAATCATGACCCAATTAATGGAGCAGTTTGGAACTATGAGGGTTCACATAGATTACCTGTTTTACCAATCGAAGATAATGAAGAAAGAAAAGCAACTAATACTGATAACTGGAGAAGTGAAAGAGGTAAAAGTTGTGTAATGCCAGAAGGTCACGATTTCCGTAAGATAGAAGGGTATCTGAAAAAAGGACAGGTTGCCCTTTTACATTCACACGTAGTACATGGTAGTGAACCAAACGGAGATACCACAAGAATGAGAAGAAATTTCTTAGGTGGGTATCTTAAAGAAGGTGCATATTTCCATCCGGGAAACCAAATGAAACGTGAATCAATTGATGTTTACGAATTAAGAAAAAAACATTGGGGAGAATAACTCTTTGATTACTAATATATTATAACTCATTGATTTTCAATGAGTTATTTTTTGTCTAAAAATAAATGAAAAATAAGTGGTAAAATATTTGGAAATGTGGAAAATAATGTGTAGTTTAGCTGTATAAGATTGAGAGATAATAAACCCTTAAAATATAAAAGATATGACAACTGAAATTTCTCACCGCGATTCTTTAATTCAACTTTATTCTGATTACCATAAAGATGCTTATGGTTATCGCCCCACTTACAACTATTCTCTCTTAACAACGGAGGAGTTGGAGGCTGATTATGAGACATTCGGCCGTATTTGTAAGGAGAATGCCGAAGAGGAGGCTAAGGCTGAGAAATTAGCCATTAATAAATTTAATGAGACAATTAACAAGATGGTTAAAATGGGTGCCAACAACACCAAAACCGCCCTTCGTTGGATTTGTGAGGCTGGAGTTGAAGAAGATGGTTGGGATATGGATTTCTTTTTATGGAAAATGGGTATTTCTAAATATAGTTCGGAGGGTTCGGTAATTCATAATAAATTACTACCATTTTGGAGAAAAGCTCTAAAATAATTGATAAATTATTTGGAAAATTGAGAAAAAAGCTGTATATTAGCTGTATAAGATTGAAAGATATATAAAACTTAAAATATAAACGTTATGATGAATAGAATTGATATTAATGTATTAAAGAAAATTGAAGAGGTATTTGGTTATTTTGATATTGACCAAGCGTTTGGTTCAAATGAGGTGTATCTTCGATTTGGGTATTGGGCTAGAGTTGATGTAAAAAAGTTACAGGAAATCTTAGGTCAATCGGTTGAAGAAAAGGATGATTACGATGAAGATTGTGGATATCAATTTTGTTATTCATTAAAATAAATTTGGTAATCTCAGCTATTCTTCGTATATTAGCTTTGTAATAAATGATTAAACTATAAACAATATGAACTCTTCTATTTTTGACAACACCCCAGCTGGTCAATTTATTGATGTGACCGTTTCCCTTAATGGTAAGGTTAAGACCCGAAATCTTAAATTATGTAAGGTTAAATCCCGCTCAGTTCTCTTTATTTTAGTTGATAAAGAAAATAGGGTAAATACCTTCTTTAAGGTAAAATATAGTGATATTAAGGATTATTTACCGGCAGTTCACTTACTTCGAATGAAAGATGGTACATTACCTGATAAATGGGAATCGCCGTGGGATTCAATTGGTTCACCATCACCATCGGTACAAAGTTATGGTAGATTTGCTACAGCAGCAAAACCTTTTGTTTCAACAACAAACTCAGCTGTTGGGTTTCAAATGGTATAACATATGAATATCGTATCAAATTTACCACCGGTATCGTTTCAATCAGTAGTTGATGGACAATGGTATATCGTTACTACTGGCAAGGAAGGAAAATGGACAAAGGTAGATAGAAAATATGATTGGAGTGAGATTGAATCAATGTGGGTTAAGGATGAGTTTAAAAAAGATACAAAATCAGTAGTAATACTACCTAAAATAGTAAAAAAACAAACTTTCTCAGTTGAAGGTAGTAAAGGTAAAGTTTATGAGGTGGTAAGTGAGAATGGTAGATGGACGTGTAGTTGTCCGGCACATGGATTTGGCAGAGGTAAGGATTGTAAACATATAATTGAATTAAAAAGTAAAATATAAAACAATGATAAAAACTAAAAAAAACAAAGGTATTGAGATTGACTTAACTGGTCCACAAGGTAATGTATTTTTCTTAATTGGAACTGCCGGTAATCTAGCCAAACAATTGGGATTAGATGCTGCAGCAATCAAAAAAGAAATGATGAGTAGTGATTATGAAAACGCAGTAAATGTGTTTGATAAAAACTTCGGTTCGTTTGTAACATTATATAGATAAAATTTAAAATATAAAATTATGGGAGTAGATGTATCGGGCAGAAAGCCTAAAACGGAAGCAGGTGATTATTTCGGTGCTAATTGGTGGGGATGGAGACCAATCCAAGCCCTTTCTGAAACTGCAATCGAATTAAAGGGATTGGGGTTTGATACCACAAATTGGGGTTCAAACGATGGTAAGGGGTTGAAAAATCAACGTGAGTGTAATAAGTTAGCAGATGCAATAGAATTATTGATATCTGAAAAATATGGTGAGAATCTTACGGAAGATGAAGACCGATTATATGTTTGTATGGGTATGTGGTGTGAGGCAGGTACTGGTAAATTTATACCAAGAGAAGTTACTGAAGGATTAGATGACCAATATGAATATGGTGATATTCTATTCACCTCAGTTGTAGCATTAGATGGAACTCATGTTGAACCATCATATAGTGTATCTTTGGGTAGATTAAAAGAATGGATTAACTTTCTTCGCAATTGTGGAGGATTTCAAATATGGTAAATAAATAAAATAAAATGAATAAAATCAAAAAGTACAAAAAACAAATCTTCACTTTCATAACAATATGGTTGTTATTACAATTTGGAGTGTATCCTAGTCTAACAATGGCAGATACTTTCGCTAATATAGTAGGTGGTATCGCCCTTTTACTATTACTCATTTGGGGTGGACTAGCATTATATGACTGGGCTAATAGTTCGGATGAATCATGGGCTAATAGTCCGGATGAATCAGTAGACGAAGTTAAACCATTTGAACCTACAAATGTAAAACCAAAACGTAAACCTAAAACAAAATAATATGGCAGTATATGATACGGATTATCAAGCTCTAAGACAAAAAGAGATTGAAGAATATAAATTAAAACAAAAATTAAAAATAAAAAAAATGATAAAAGCAATTAGTGCAGGTGTATTAGGATTTATCCTATTAGTAGTATTATTCAATTCATGTGAAAGAGTTGATGCAGGACACGTTGGTGTTAAAGTAAATATGTATGGTGATAACAAAGGTGTGGACGATGTAGTAGCAGTTACTGGTATGGTATTTTTTAATCCAATTACAACAAAAATTTATGAGTTCCCTACATTCATTCAACACAAAGAATACAAAGGTGAGAATTCATTCATTGTAAATAGTAAAGATGGTTCGGAGTTTAGTGTATCGCCCATTATGAACTATTCAGTACAAAGAGAGAAAGTACCTGCTATATTTAGTAAGTATCGTAGACCGTTGGAAGATATTGAAGAAGGATTCTTAAAGACAGCGGTGTATGATGCATTCAGATTAGCAACTAACAAATATACGGCTGATGAATTGATTAGCAATCGTGCAATATTTGAAGTTGAGGTTCGTAGATTATTAGATGGGCAATTATTAAAAGAGGGATTTACAATTAATCAGTTCACATCGAATTTGATTTACCCTGAAACATTTAAGAAATCAATTGAAGCTAAGAACAATGCAGTTCAAGCAGCATTAAGAGCAGAGAATGAAGTTAAGACAGCAGAAGCACAAGCAAAGATTAAAGTAGCAACTGCGGAAGGTAATGCACAGGCAATGTTAACATCTGCAAAGGCAGAAGCGGAATCAAATCGAATGAAGCAAGTAACTCTAACACCATTGTTGTTACAATTGGAATATATTAACAAATGGGATGGTAAATTACCGGTATATGGACAAGTTCCACAAATGTTCAAAAATATTCAATAAAATATAGATATGAAAATTATTTATATGCAACAAACCATTATGTTAATGGCTCAACAAAATCCAAAAATGGTAGATAATTTAATCCAAACTGGTATAATTAAAGAACATAATGATATGAAATATTTGGTAATAGAAGAAAAAACGGAAAAAAGTGAGTAGTAACGAAAAGAAAAATGAATTTTATATTGGTGATACAAGTTATCTGACAATGAAAACTAGCACCATTATTGAAATGAGAGACCATTTGAGATTAATAGTTGGCGATGATGACCGTATATCATTAGATGTATCAATCAAAGCAGATTTTGAAGGAATACCACCTGAATATCATCAACTATTTTGTCAAATGATGCAAGTAAGGTATGGAGGTATAGTAAATGTTTGGGATAACACCCAACCATTTGCAAAACCGGATGTAAAAAATAAAAAATGGTATCAATTTTGGAAATCTAACTAATTTTTCGTATCTTTGTAAAATGATTATAGTAGAAACCGAACAGGAAGTTCAAGATTTTCTAAACTATTGGGGTTCATATACCTCAATAGTTTTTCCTATATGGGCTGATTTGGAAAAGCATCCAATGAATACCCATCTATCGTTTCTCTATGTCCGATTCGAAACAAAGGGAGAATGGGTAATTCCATTTGACCATACCGATTGCGAACCGATTACAATCGACCTTAGTCAATCTACACAACCTAAAAAAGTGTGGAATAAGAAGGGATTACTACAAACGAATTTGGGTATTCAATCTCTATATGATTTGGAAACTGAATCCTTTTTTCTCCATAATAAAACAATCCCATATAACACCCTTTTAGAACCTGCCCTGAACTTTTATACTCGTTTGGGTATAAGAGATGATTTGGGTAAAAGTTTCCCTATAATGAAGTGGGTAGAGGTATTAAACCTTATTAGTAAAGATATCCCTTATACAATAAACGATTTGTGGATTGATGATACGATGATTCCTATCCTTTCAGATATTGAACGAATGGGACTCCACGTCGACTACAAAAAATTTATTGATAGATGGCCATCTAATACTAAACACTTAGTTAATGATATTATTTGGACAGAATATAATCCCTATACCCTAACCTCCCGTCCATCCAATCGACATGGTGGCATCAATTTCGGTGCACTTAATAAGAAGGATGGTTCGAGAGAAGTATTTATTCCCCGTGATGGAACGATGTTTTTAGGCATGGATTACGATGCGTATCACGTTCGAATCATTGGGAAGTTGATTGGGTATGACCTTCCGAAGACTTCCGTTCACCAATGGTTGGCAGACCAATATGGTTGTTCATATGAGGAATCAAAGGGGAGAACCTTTCGGATTCTTTATGGTGGGGTGAGTGAGGAGGATAGGAGTATCCCATTTTTTCAACAGGTCGATGAGTTCATTCAAAAACTCCATATCGGTTCGTTGGAGAGAGGATGGATACAAACCGGAAAGGGTCGTAAAATCCCTATCGAATGGATTGAAGGTCTAACCCCACAAAAGGCATTCAATTATCTCCTTCAAGCAACCGAAACGGAATTTAATATGGAAATCATCCACAAATTAAAGACATCCGACCTTCCACTACCGGTTCTATATCTCTATGATTCGTTTCTATTTGAGTACCCTCTGAATTGGGGGATGGAGTCTGCAAAGGGGATTCAAATCGTGCTCGAAAGTTTTGGCTTCCCAATTAAGGCGAGTTGGGGCATGGATTACTCTAAAATTTAATATTTATATACTAAACGAGAAAAGTTAGTATATGAGAACAAATTTAGGAACAATAGTGGGGATTACGTTAATGACGTTGATGCTATCATTCGTTACAATTGTAACATTCGCACAAGATGTAGTGGTTTTAAAACACACAAATTACACAACACACTTTAGTAAATCAAAAAGGTATCCGGTCTTAGTAGAATGGTGGGAAACCAAAGCAAAAATTGGTTGTCCAAACCCGATTCCACGTAAAGATAATTTTAAACCCGACCCCCTTTTACCAAACGAAACCAATATCGGAACGGATTATGTAGGAAGTGGATTTGATAGAGGTCATCTAATGCCGGCAAAATCGAATCAATGTCAAACCCCTGCGGTACAAGATGAAAGTTTTTATTATTCAAACATGGTAGCACAATACCATAGATTGAATGCGGGAGATTGGAAATCCTTAGAAACCCTAACAAGAGATGTTGCTCTAATATCAGATTCCGTTCATGTGTGGGCAGGAAATGTGGGTGAGTTAAAAAAGATAGGAAAGATTTCCGTACCGACACAATGTTGGAAAGTTTTTTATGTAGTTAGAAATAAAGAATGGTTTGCGTTTTTATTTGAGAACGACTTATCTAAACCGGATGGTATAAATAATAACAAAGTAGAGGTTTCGGATATTGAAAAACTAACAGGTTTTAAATTCAAACAAAAATAGAAGAAAAATAAAATGGCAATAGTAATTAAAAACGGAATAATAACTGAATTAAAAACATCTACAAGTGGTAAGAATTTAGCATTTGGCGATTTAGTTGGTAAAGCAATTATATCAGGTTCAGTAACTACTGCAACTTTAACTACAACGGATTTGGTACTACACTTTGACCCATCCAATCCATCATCTTATAATGGTAGTGGAACAACCATTACGGATTTGAGTGGTAATGGTAGACATGGAACAATGAGTAATATCTCATACACATCACCATACTTTACATACAATGGTTCTTCATCACAAATTTCAGTTGCAGATAATGCATTATTAGAACCTGGAAGTGGTGATTGGACAATAGAAGTTTGGGTAAATCAGGCAGTAGCAGGTAACGATGTAGTTCTTGGTAAATTTAACGCAGGTGGATTAACAACAAATGTGGGTTATAGTATTAGAACAACAAGTTCAACATTTTACGGACAATATGGTTCGGGTGGAGGTTCGGGTGCAACTCTATTTGTTAATAGTACAAATTATTCTAAAACTATTAATACCTGGCATCAATTAGTTTATGTCTTTACCAATGTTGCCGCTAATACATTCCAAACATTTGTTAATGGTAGTAGTATCGGTAGTGTAAACCATAGTTTGGCAAGTATATTAAATACATCAACAAACTTATACATTGGTTCATACAATGGTGGTGAATATGCACAATGGTTTGATGGTAAAATTGGAATAACCCGTTTATATAATAGGGCATTGACATCAACCGAAGTTTTGAATAACTACAACGTAGATAAATCCAAATACGGATTATAACAATACTTATATAAATAAGCAAAGATAAATTAGGAAAACCGAAATATTTTTTGTATATTTGTAATGGGTAAAAAAAAATAAAAATGACTTCAAATCAATTTTTCAATAAATTATTACGTGAACTTTCTTATAGGAGTACCGAAGGGTATCCTATATTGTCTAAAAAGGAACATCAAGACCTAATATCAGATATTCTATCAGAGTGGGGATTGGGTTCAATGGAATCAGAACTAATCCAAAATTTAACCGAAGGTGGAGAAGAAGATGCTCAATACAAACACGTTGGACAGGGATTCTTTGTAAAAGCAGCAGATGCCGGTAAAGAAGGTGCACAAAAATTTACAAAAGATGATAATGGAAAATATTCACCTGTAAGTGATGATGAATATGAAAAACAAAAAAATAAAGCCGGTGAAGAAGGTGGACCAACTAACAATCCAAACGCTGAACCACAAGAAAAAGGTAATGGGGAAGAAGGTCAAGCGGTAGGGGGTGAACAACCACCTGCAGAACCGGCAAAGGGAACTTCATTGCAAGACCCTCAATCTCAAGAAAGATTTAAGAAAGAGGCAGAAGCAGCAGCAGATTCTAGAACTGATAATTCTAAAAAATCTGAAAAAAATATTTCAAAAGAAAATGGAGTAACTCTTAAAAGAGTAAAAGAACAAATTGATAAAAACGGAGTATCTTTAACTCCTGAACAAAAGAAAATAACTGAAGATTGCTATACCGATGTTGAAAAACTATTTGATGATAATTTGTCTGATGAGGAAAAACGTACAATAGCAGAAGAAATTAAAAGTAAATATAATATCACTACTAATGCAAGTGGTAGTAAATTCTATATAAATGCATTAGGTGGTAAAAGAAAAATTTTTGGTGATGGTACAAAATCAACTGAAAATTTAGTAAATCAACTAAAACAATACACTCAATTAGACCAAGTAGATTTTTCTGGTATTAAGAAAAACCTAACAGCAGCAGCAAAACCAGATTTAGGTAAAGATTCAGTAGCAACACCCAAAGATACACCGGAAGTAAAGCAATTATTTGATTCATCCCCTGTCCTATCTCGTATTAGAGAAAATGTGAGAGGTGTGTTTGTACCAAAAGATGAAGATGGTAATATACTATATCCATCAAATAAACATCCTCGTGCTTATTTAGACCAATCATTTAAAAACCCTGCTCTAACTAAAACAATCGATTTGGTTAAAGAATATGTGAAAGATGGTCATTTATCACAAGAATATTTAGATGCATTGGTAACCCATCAAAGTAGATTAGCAAGTATACTGAGTGTTTATGAAGTACCATCTGAAGATGCTGCAAATGCAATTGCAGATTCATATAATGATTTAATGGTAGATTTACATAATTCAGACCCCGAAGCAGCATCTGCAGTAATGAAACAACTTGCTGAAAATCGTTTATATGAAGAATCGCTTGCAAGAGGTGAAGAAGTTTATTTACCATCAAATGGAACATTCCCTGGTGGTGATATGATTAGAGTAGGTGGTGGAAACGATGGGGTGGAAACGGTATCATTAGTAAGTTGCAAGTTTGGTAAAGAAGGTAGAATATATGGATGTCCTGCAAACATGAAAGCAGTTACCCAATTACATCCAGATGAAACCAAAAGAGATATGTTTGGTCAGTATGTTGGTGAAAAAGGGCATACTATGATGATTAAAGATGAATTAATTCAAGGTGAGACAAAAGAAGAAACTCAAAAGAAAACAAGAGATTTAATAAAACTATCTTTACAAAATCAAATGTTAAGTGATACGTTTAGTGATGAAGAATTAGATAAAATTTCCGAAGTGTGTTCTGAATATTTTTATGAGTTAAAATCTCTTAGAGAAAAATTAGAAGCGGAAATGGGAAATGTTGGTGCAGATACATTTTGGGGCGAGTATCAAAAACGATTATCTAAATTCAAAAAAGATTACCAAAAGAAAATACAAGAACTAGTCCCATCTGATAAATTAGGAAAAATTGTTGGTGAAAATAATATACCTAATTTTAAAACAAGATTAACACCCGATGTGTTTTTATCTGGTGTTTTACTAGCAGAAAATATTAGAACAAGTGGTGGATATGGACTTTCACATAATAAACAATATTATGATGAGAATGGTAAACCGGTTTCAAAAACCGATAAAGGTACTGCAGAACCTAATGATTATTCATTAACTATACGCAACGAAAGAACCGCTGGAAGAAATGGTGGTGGTATTCAAATGTCATTCTCAGGTGATGGTAATAGACCTAAAGGTGAAATATTACCATTGGAATCATAATATAGTCTTTCAATTTCGTTTTTTATATTTATTGTAGAGAGTATAAAAAATAGGAGAGATTAGATGCAAACACAATTATTGTGTACCTTTACAAAAAGAGATGAGTTACAACCCATACTAGAAAAAATTAGACAAACATATACAATTGTTTATAATTACATATACGTGCTTCAGAATAAATCTAACTTAGATGAATTATATATTACATACAATATAGATACTCAATATAAACCAACTACTCCACTAAAAGATACTATTTTAGTACATAGAAAAAAACAATCTAATACCTTATATACAATCAACGCCCTAAATGAATTAGTTAAAGAGGAAAATGGTGGTAAATTAGATAAGAGTTTTGAGATAGATTGGGAAAAATTTAGAAACACTATTATAGTGACAAATACCGAAGGAACTAAGAAACTTAGTACGAGAATTTTTGAAGTGATAGAAACATCAGAAACTATTTCAGAATAAATTTGGTAATACGAAATATTATTCGTATCTTTACATTAATAAAAACAAATAAAGGTTATAATGGCAAAAAACACACCCCCACAATCAAGTGGCCCAAAGATTCTGAGTCAACAAACAAAGAATCAACTTCAAATGAACATCGCTCCTAAATTGGAGACTAAGGATGATGAGGTTGCATTTATCAAATATGATAATCCTCAAATCATAGAACAGGTCGAAAAAGAATATCCAGAAATGACGGATGAGTTTAAACGACTTATGTTTACTCAATACGAATTGTTTTGTCTAAAACAATCAAACTACGGCCCAAATAATATTTCGGTTGGTACTAAATTAGAAACTGCTGAGGATAAGAAATTATCACTTACGGGATTATGGTTTAGAATGAACGATAAAATCCAAAGATTAAAACAATTAGTAGTTCTAAGTAAAGAGGATTCAGTTGGGGAATCAATAGAAGATACCTTTCAAGACCTATCAGTATATGGAATTATTGCACAAATAGTTTCTAATGGTAAATGGGCAAAATAAACGATAGAATATTTGGATATATCAGATAATAATCGTATCTTAGCTTAATAATAAAACATAAAACTTAAAAGATGAAGTATAGTAAAAAAGAATATTGTGAAAATTGTAACGCTATATTAGGTTATGAATGCACATATAAAATACCAATGGATATACATTCTAAAGGTATTCTTACTCTAGAACACTGGGATGGTAATCCTAATAATAATTTAGCAGATAACCTATTAACATTATGTGGTAATTGTGCACAATATAAAACAAGTTTACATCAAGATTGGTTGACACCTGGTAGAAACCTAAAAAAAGTTGAAGGTAGAAGTTGGATAGACCCTATTGATTTCATTTGGAAAGATTGGGTTGCATATTGTAATTCACCTCTTTTTCCTAAAATAAAAAATAATATTGGTATTATTGTTGGTAAAACCGGTCAAGGTAAAACATTTTCGATTACAAAGTATATGATACCTGAATGGTCAAAATCAAAACATAATCTTCAATTAGTTATAGTATCGGCACCACAATGTGGCATTTTAGATGAAATTGATTTTAGAGTGTGTGCTCAAACAAATGGTTGGATGTTTTCAGAAAATCCCCAAAGTACACTTGAACTTTTAGAAGATGGTCATAAAGTAATTCATATCTCAACTCATAAAGGTTTAGTAAGTAAAAATGGAAAAAATCTTATAAAATATTGTAAAAAAACTAAAATTAAACATTCAATAATCATTGATGAAGCACATACCTGGTTATGTACTGATTTGGAACTTTATAAAAAAACAGTAGGATGGAACACTAATGATTATGCTGCGGTTCTTTATAATTTATTATCCGAAGTTAGTTCATATAATCCATATGTATTTGGATTAACAGCAACTCCAAACGGTCAACAAACAGGAAAAGTACCTATTAATAATTCACACACCACTTTTCAAATTATAAACAAAAGTTGTCCTGTACAACTTTTATTACCAAAACAAGCTTGGATTAAAGAACACAAATATTTAAATTTAGGAAATATAGAAGAAACGTTTGGTAAAATAAAAGAAAGAATCATTGAGATAGAAAATTCTAAAATAATTACTGGCGTTAAAAAAACTCTTTTATTATCATGTGCTATTAGTGGGTATGGTAACCCATACGAAGTAGATTCTGTATTAGAAAGAATAAATAAAATTTATTCGGATTTAGGTATGGAGGGTGATTTTAAAGTATGCGTAATGACAAGCGGAAGAAATGAATCATACTCGCCAGATGGTAGTATTGAACAAGAAAATGAAACTTCATTAAAAAGAAAACTCAATAACAACGAAGACCCTCTGACCGTAATTCTTGTTGTTCATAAAGGAACTATGGGAATGAATATCCCTACTATGAGTGGAGTAATGGTATTAAAAAGAACGGATAAAGATGATGGTGAAGGATTGGCACTTACTGAATTTGCAAGACAATTAATTGGTAGATTAGTAAGAATGAACGTAGTTAATCAAAAATTATTAAAAGAACAATATAATTATGATTTCTCCGAATACTATACAACATTATCAGACGATGAAAAGAGAAATGCAATTGAAGCTAATTCTTTCTTTGTAGATATTCCTGCTGATAACGAAATGTGGGAATTAGCTATTCAAGAATTTAGACATAGCTATGTTAATAATCTTGAATTTGCTATTGAATCTTTAAATAAATTATAAAAAACATTTATACGAAAATCGGAAATTCGTATATTTATATACACACACCGCGAGTAGGAAAGACTCGTAAATAAAACCATAAAACAACTTAATTTTAAACACTTAAACGGAGAAAAAATGGCATTAGACATTAACGCAATTAGAGGTAGACTAAACAAACTACAAAACACACAAAAGAAAACGGATGCATTGTGGAAACCAACACCTGGTAAATCCCAAGTCCGTATCGTCCCTTACAAGTTCAACAAAGATAATCCATTTATCGAACTTTATTTTCACTACAACGTAAATAACAAAACTTATCTATCTCCAATTTCGTTTGGTAGACCTGACCCTATTGTTGAGTTTGCAGACAAACTTAAAAGAATGGGTGATAAGGAAGATTGGAAAGCAGCAAAGGCTATGGAGCCTAAGTTGAGAACCTTCGTTCCTGTTATTGTTCGTGGACAAGAAAATGAAGGAGTTAAATTTTGGGGATTTGGTAAGACAGTTTATCAAGAAATTTTGGGTTACATTGCTGACCCCGATTACGGAGATATTACTGACCCAAATGCCGGTAGAGATTTAACAGTTGATTACATTTCTGCGGAAGATGCAGGTACATCGTATCCTACGACTACACTGCGTGTTAAACCAAATCAAACACCATTGGCAGAAGGTGGAGACCTTCAGAAATTCTTAGATAACCAAACTGAGATTACTGAATTGTATTCCGAACTTTCTTACGCTGAATTAAAGAATGTATTAGAAGGATGGTTAAACCCATCTGCAACATCAGATGATGATGGTACAACTTCAGTAGTAGAAGAAGCACTTTCAACCAATACTACATCTAAAACTACACCAAGTGTATCACATGATTTAGGCGGTTCAATCGAAACTCCAACACAACCACCAGTTTCTAAAAAGACTGATGATGTAGCTGCAGCATTCGATGATTTATTTAACAATTAATAACCAAATTTTATGGCAAAACAAGAATTGGATTTAGCCGATATTCTAGCGAGTGAGCTAAATAAACAATCTAAAGACCAAAAAGTAGCATTCTTCTTAGATGATGATGCAACTCCTACAAACGTAGAGGGTTGGGTATCAACCGGATGTGCTACATTAGATGTTGCGATTTCAAATCGTCCTTATGGTGGATTGCCTGTTGGTAGAATTGTTGAGATAACAGGATTAGAACAAAGTGGAAAATCATTAGTATCTGCACACATCCTTGCTGAAACACAAAAGCAAGGGGGTGTAGCAGTGTTAATAGATACTGAAACTGCAGTTAGTAGAGAATTTCTTGAAGCAATCGGTGTGGATGTAAAGAAATTACTTTATGTATCAGCAGATTCAGTTGAACAAATCTTTGATTTTACTGAAACTATTATTGAGAAAGTTAGACAGACAGACAAAGACAGATTAGTAGTAATTGTAACCGATTCAGTAGCAGCAGCATCCACTAAAACGGAGTTGGCTTCTGATTATGGTAAAGATGGCTATGCAACTGACAAAGCAATCATCATCTCAAAGGCGATGAGAAAGATTACCAATATGATTGGTAGACAAAAAATCTTATTAGTATATACAAACCAACTTCGTCAGAAAATGAACGCAATGCCGTTCGGTGACCCGTGGACTACATCCGGTGGTAAAGCCCTAGCATTCCATGCTTCGGTTAGATTACGTTTGAAAGGAATGGGGCAGATTAAGATGAAGGTAAATGGTAACGATAAAATCGTTGGTATGAAAGTAAGAGCTCAAGTCGTTAAGAATAGAATGGGCCCACCATTAAGATGTGCTGATTTTGATATCTTCTTTGATAGAGGAATCGATAACTATGGTTCGTGGTTAGTTGTAATGAAAGATAATAAAATCGTTAAACAAGCAGGTGCTTGGTATGAATATACTGATACTGAAAGTGGCGAGGTTATTAAATTCCAATCTAAAGATTTCATCACTATGATGGAAAGTAGGGTTGATGTTAGAGACCAAATTTATAAAAAGATTTGTGAATCTACGATATTACAATACAAATCAGATACATTAGATATCGAAAATATGGAAATCGATGAATCTGGTGCAGGAATGGATGATTAATTTAAAAACAACACATTGAAAGCAATATACAAAAACATTTTAGAGTCGGTAGAAAAAGAACATACTAGCAACTCTATTAAAACTAGAAATTCTAGAGTTCTCATAATAGATGGATTAAATACATTCATCCGTTGCTGGTCATCAATTCCCACAATGAATGATGATGGCGACCACTTAGGTGGAGTAACGGGAGTTTTAAAATCAATAGGTTACGCTATCCGTCAGGTTCAACCAACTCGTGTTATTGTAGTTTTCGATGGTAAAGGTGGCTCTCAAAGTAGAAAAAAGAGATTTTCGGGTTATAAGGCAGATAGAGACCCAAACAAACTTAGAGTGAATCGTCAATATGCCGGTATGATGAATATCGAGGATGAACGCGAATCAATGAAAAGACAATTTGTTTGGTT